AGCGAATGGCAGGCAGATGGCGAACATGAATCAGATGTTCGGCTTGCAATCCGCACTCCAACAGTGTTGTTGTGATAACCGTGCCGGAATCGCTGACCTAAAATACACTGTTGCACAGGAAAATTGTCTCGATCGCAATCAGGCTATGCTGAATACCAGAGACATCATCGAAGCTATCCGCACCGGTAATCAGCAGATTATGGATAATCAGAACGCATACCGGCTTGAACAGAAGAATGATCGCATTGCAGAATTGGAGCGCCAGCTTGCAGAAGCCAGACTTAACGCTTCCCAGATCGCGCAGGATCAGAGAATTACTGACTCCGTGTACAATAGATTTAAGGACTGTCCTGTGGACGCTCGTCCGGTATATGGGAACACGCCGATATTCACCTGCAACCAGAACCAGGGTTGCGGTTGCGGAAACGGATTCTACAACTAACGGAGGTCTGTCATGGCAGTTTATGTAACTACAGCTGATGCAATTGTACCGCTCAACGGCATAATCCCTTTCAATAAAGTTTCTATCCCTTGCAATCAGGGAAATGTTATTCCTCTTGCAGAAGGGATTCTTAATCTGCGTGCGAAGACCTGTAACCGATTTGCTCGTTACAATGTAAGATTGCAAGCGAATATTCAGATTCCGACTGGCGGAGAGTTGAGCCCGATTGCATTGGGTATCGCCATCGATGGCGCAGTTATACCCGAGAGCATTGCAATCGTCACTCCCGCGGCAGTTGGACAATATTGGCACATCAACACTGTACATCCGATTACAGTCCCAGCCAATTGCTGTGTGAATATTACAGGCGTTTACGCTGACGGAACTGTAGATGATACCGCAGTGACACCTACTCCTGATATTAACGTCAGACGGGATGCGTCAATCACATTCGAGCGAATTGCATGAGGTGAAATATGGAATACTACAAAGACATCAAGCAAATGCTCTGTAAGGAGCTGAAAAATATCGCAGAGGAAGGAAAGCTGACAGCCGGTAATCTCGATGCGATTGACAAGATTACGCACTCCATCAAAAGCCTTGTGACTATTATGGCAATGGAAGAAGGCGGATATTCTCAGGAAGGAAACAGTAACGGTTATTCCGGTCGCCGTGATTCAATGGGACGATATGCCGACAATGGTAATTCCTACCGCAGTTATGATGACGGCGGTTACTCCGGTCGGAGATATTCTCGTGACGAGGGCAAATCTCAGATGGTGAGCCAGCTGGAAGAACTGATGAATCAGGCTCAGTCACAGCAGGAACGTGAGGTTATGCAGCAGGCTTTGAGCCGACTGAGGAATATGTAATGGCCGTCACTGTAAATCCGGAAGTGTTTTTGATTGTACCGGATGAGAGCGATGCAGGAAAGTCAGGACCAATACCGGTATCAATTGGCTTGATGAAAGGTGACATACTCGTTTATCGGGGTGAAGGTGACATTGTTCGTCTGCCGGTTGGCGAAGACGGGCAAGTCCTGACAGCCGACAGTACGTCAGAGCTTGGCGTGAAGTGGGCATAGCACTCCGCACGCCTATGCTTTCGGGCAGGCGTACCGAGCGGAGTTTATAACAGAAAGAGGACTGTGCGCACAGTCCTCTTTTCATTTATCATTTTCGCGAGATCACGAAAATGATTATGCGTATCGGCGATTGACCTTGACACCGGTTTGCCCGTACTTCTTATCCATTGGAGAGTACACACGGATAGCTTCTGCGCTCTCTCTATCATCAATAGCAAGGTAACGTTTCGTTACCTCAACGCCTTTATGGTCAAGAGCTCGTGAAACAACGTAAATATCTCCGGTAGCTCTGTACAATGTCAGTGCGTAATATCGCCGGAAGTCATGATACTGATGTTCCGGAATCCCCGCCATTTTACACAGCCTACGCAATACTTCTCTAAGACCATCCTCAAAGCATTGGGTCCCGTCTAAAGAAATCCAAAACGGGTCTTCCGGCTTTACATCCGTCAGGCACATCAGATATTTTTTGATAGCCTTACAGGTTGCCTGCCCGAATGTCTTTGTGTGGTACATTTGATCCTTCTCATGCACCACCAGTTCACAGCGGTTGAGATTAACGTCTCCCCATTTCAGGTTGACGATGGATGACCGGCGCAATCCTGTGTCACATAAGAGCATGATAAGGCACCTGTCCCTTTCCGGAAATTTCGTATCTTTCACAACGTCCAGGAGCTTATCAACTTCCTCTTGTGTGATACCTTCCTTCGGCGGCAGCGCTGGTTTCTTGACCTTGACATTGGCGATCGGGTTTCTGGTAGGCGGTTCGTACTCACGCCATACCCAATTGATGAACGCCTTTAGATGGCGGAACATATGATGAGTTCCGCCTTGTGTGTGGCAACTTGAAAAATCATCTATAAGTTTCCGAATGTCGTTTGTCGTCAGCTCATAGATGTTGATGTCTCCAATGGCGGGCAGTATCGTCCTGTCTCCTATTTCTTTATAGATACCGACCGTCTCTGGCGACACTTCATTTTTCTTGACGCGCAAGAAATTACTATACGCATCAACACAACGGATAACTAACTGTTGGTTGTCATTTATCCGTTGGTTATTTTGTTTGTTCCGTATAACTTTTGCCATATTATCCTCATCTAACTTAATGATACTTTGACAAAAGTAAGCGGGTTGGTTACCTCGTAACCTTAACATCTTGGTGGAGATGTTGAGTAGCGCGAGTGGGGGTCGAACCCACACGGTATCACTACCGACGGATTTTAAGGCCCACCTTTTCGACCCGCTAACTTTTGTTAGACTGCTTTAGATTACTTTTATTCGTAACATCAAAGGACACTAAAGCAATTAAAAGTAGTCTATCAAAAACGAATCCGTTGGGTAACTCGATTGTCAGAAGTTTCTTATCAACTGAACGAGGATTCCATCAACATGAAAATTTTTTTCTTCTGCTTCTTCTGCTGAAAAATACATTTCTTTATACATTGGGTTAGTCGGTATCAGCGTCACACCTTTTTTATCCATTCGGACACGCTTCAATGTGGACTCATCGTCTATTGTGACAGCACAGATTTTATCATTCACGACATCGCTTTTCCGTAAGACAATAAGATCGCCATCCATTACAATTGGCATCATACTATCACCGACAACTTCAAGTGCAAACAACTCTCCACTCGGTTTTGCATCAAGCGGTATCTTTATATACTGTTCTGTTTTACCAAATGATTGTATTGGATAACCAGCCTGTATTCTTCCTTCGATCGGAATCAAAGCAAAATTATCACTATCGTCAGGGTCTCTGCCGAGAAGCCAGTCAGTTGTTACATTATATTCGTCTGCTATTTCTACAAGATAATCCATATAATTGAACATCTTGCCTCTTTTCCATTCTGATACAGTACCTTTTTTGAGATCGAACTTCATCTCGAATGAACTATAAGATTCTTCATTATCTTCTATCAAGGATAATATTCTTTCTCTGGTATTCATTTTTCTGAAACGAGGATTTTCAATAGCCATATTGTCTATACCTTTATGACATATATCGAACGGATAAGTAAAATGTCACAGCCATGTAATAATTCCGATTAATTTTCTTGACTTCGGAAAAATTACATGGTATTATAAAGAAGTCATTAGAAATCAGCGCAAAGTTTCTCAGGCTAATCGCTGATTTCCTTACACAAAACTATAGACGGATTCGAGGTGAATCCGGTATGACTTCCTATTTCTTTATACCACTGTTTACCTCTTTCTGTCAATATGATTTTTGTAACTATTTACAGAAAGGAGGTAGCAATGGGAGAACTCCCAAAGAAGTCATACAAAGTCAAAGAAGTTGCTGTGATGCTCGGCTGCACTGTTGAGAATGTCTACCGCATTATCAAGACAGGACAGTTGAAAGCTTTCAAAGTAGGCCCGGCGCAAACCTATGTCCGTGTCACTGATATTGAACTGGATGACTACATCAAACGCATGGCTGTTGTCCCTGAGGATGAACAGCATGAATGAGATTATCAAAGTCAATCAGGATAATCCCGAACGTCTGACCGTTTCAGGGCGTGACCTTCATGAAGCGTTGGAAGTGGAAACACCATACACGATGTGGATTCAACGGATGATTGAATACGGTTTTACAGAGGGTGAAGACTTTTTAACAATTTTGTTAGAAAGTACCGGAGGCAGACCGAGCACCGATCATCAACTGACAATCGCCATGGCAAAGGAAATCGCAATGCTTCAGCGGACAGAAAAAGGAAAGCAAGTGCGCAAGTACTTTATCGAAATTGAAGAAGCATGGAACAAACCTGAACTGGTGATGGCTCGCGGATTGGCGGCGGCTAATGCTCTGATTGAAAACCAGAAAAAGCAGATTGCCGAAATGCAGCCGAAAGCGTTGTTTGCTGACGCAGTGAGTGCCTCGCACACATGTATCTTAGTGGGCGAACTGGCGAAAATCCTCAAAGGTAACGGTATTGAATTTGGTCGAGACCGATTGTTTGAATGGCTGAGGACTAACGGTTATCTTATCAAAGGTGGTTCTGACAGGAATATGCCGACACAGCGGTCTATGAAATTGGGTCTTATGGAAATCAAGGAAACAACTTCCGTGAATCCAGACGGTTCGATCCGCATCAATAAGACCACTAAGATTACCGGGAAAGGTCAGCAGTATTTTGTGAACTTGTTTTTGAAAGACAAAAAGTAAGCGGAGGTCTTTGGTGGAGATGAATGCTTATTTGTATGGTCGGAAGATAACAGAAGTTATCGAGTATGGAGCAGACGGTCTTGTGACTGTCCGTGTTGAAGGTTATATTTCTCCCTTTATCGGGAGAACCGAAGACGTTGAAATTGTGGAGGAATAAATGAAACTGAAGTTTGAAATCGAACTGAACACCATTCATGATTTGATTTTGTTTGACAATATGTTGGAAGACATCGATAAGGATAGTATCGATGAGGAGCAGGAAGATGACGATGCCGAGGATGAACAGTGTTGTTGTGACGATGAACCCGCCGAAGCGGATGCATGCGACAGAATGTTCCCAGAGACACCAGACGAGAAAGCGTACCGCAAAGCCTTGGATGACTTGGTGGAATGTCTACGGGCTTTTTGTAACGCTAATGTTAGTTATCGTGTACTTCGCAATCGCGGGCTTTAGGTAAAAACAAACCGGCTCCCCATTAGCAGTGAGGAGCCGGAGGGCGTAAGCCATTTTTGACGATGAGGGATATTATACCATGAAAATAATTCATGAAACAACTGATTACGATGGATTCAAAAATCTACCAGGACAACGCCTTGTAGTTGAATCCCATGTGAACGAGATTATTCGTTCAATTGAAATGTATGGATGGATTTGCGATCCTATTCGGGTCACTGAAAATATGGAAGTTTTCGATGGACAGCACAGATTAGAAGCATTACGGCGTTTGCAGCTTCCTGTGGAATACATTGTACTCGAAGGATTGACAACTGCTGATGCAGTGAGAATTATCAATAACACACAAAGAAAATGGGCTATCAAAGATTACACCTATAGCTTTGCTAATACTAAATCTGAATCGTACATGTTGATTAAAGATTTGGCGGATAGATATTCTGTATCTGAAAATGTTGTATTGCGAGCTGCAAATAAGGGTTCAGTATCAGGTGCGAATAAACAAAATGGCAATTACAAAACAGGGAATATTAGTTTTACGCAGCAAGATTATTCTACGGCTGACAGTAAATTGCCTTTATTCAAAAAATATAGCGATTTGTTTTCAAGTCACAAAGGACACAAGCGCGCTAAAGATGTAGCTTTCTTTTTTTTGATCGAAAACGGCTATGAGTATGACATGATTGCAGCAGCCGAACAGAAATATGGAGATAAAAAGGAAAACTTTTATAACGGAAAAGTCATCATTGAATACATAGAAAGAATCTGTAATTTTAAAAAATCGAAAGCTAATCGGATTTTTATGTTGGACAGTTTCAATAAACACTTAGACACCAGAGGTGCTTATGGAATTTGACAAAGGCAGGGCAAAACCTGAAGAAGTGCCTGACCCGATGGAAAGCCTCGAAGGTAAGCTGATGGTTCTTGCGGAACAGAAACTTGAATTGAAAGAGGAAAAGCGAAAGTTCCGGGAAAAGACGAAGCACCTACGAGAGAGCATCAAGTCACTGACAAATGTTGTGGCCGAAGAAGTGAAGCAAAGGCGCCAAACAGTAACTGTAGGAAATATCAGAGCGGAGTACATCCCGCAAGTGGTAATCAAGATAAAAAAGGAAAAGAACGATGGAGAATGAATTGTACAAACCAACACCGGATGAGATAAAAGAAATTCTCGAAAAGCACATGCACTGGTTGAATGAGGATTGTAAAGACTGGCAGGATATGTACGCCAATTTGCGCTACGCCGATTTGAGCTACGCCGATTTGAGCAACGCCAATTTGCGCTACGCCAATTTGCGCTACGCCAATTTGAGCAACGCCGATTTGCGCAACGCCAATTTGCGCTACGCCGATTTGAGCTACGCCAATTTGAGCAACGCCAATTTGCGCTACGCCGATTTGCGCTACGCCGATTTGAGCAACGCCGATTTGCGCAACGCCAATTTGAGCTACGCAAAAGGAATAACGATGACTTGTCCGAGTGATGGGGCTTTCGTTGGCTGGAAGAAATCCAGAACTGAAAATGGATTCGCAATTGTCAAACTGCAAATACCTGATGGTGCTAAACGCAGTAGCGCAACAGGAAGAAAATGTCGGTGCGATTTAGCGTTCGTGATTGCTATCTATGACGAAGATGGTAACGAAATCAAATCAGCAATCAGCGACAATGACAAATCATTCGTTTACAGAACTGGTGAGATGGTTACTCCGGACAGTTTCGATGATAACCGGTGGATTGAGTGCTCTCACGGTATTCACTTCTTTATTACCCGCACAGAGGCAGAGGAATACGAATTATGAGTAATGAATTGAGTACACAGGTTTTGAACCAGGAAAAGGTTGACCTTATCAAGCGGACTATCTGCAAAGGCTCAACCAATGACGAACTGGAACTGTTTGTACAACAGTGCAATCGCACAGGGCTTGATCCTTTCGCGCGACAGATTTACTCCATCGAGCGGAGAAGTCAGGATAAAAGCGGACAATGGATAACCACCAGGCAGACACAAGTCAGTGTTGACGGTCTTCGCCTGATTGCAGAACGTACCGGGAAATACTGCGGGCAGTTGGGTCCGTTTTGGTGCGGTGCTGATGGCGAGTGGAAAGAAGTGTGGCTGGATGAAAAAGCTCCGGCAGCATGTAAGGTTGGCGTCCTCCGTACCGACTTCAAGGAACCGCTGTGGGCAGTGGCTTTGTATAAAGCCTACGTACAGGAAGTGCGGAACAAAAACACACAGAAGATGGAGCCGAACTCCATGTGGAAGAAGATGCCGGAACTGATGTTGGCGAAATGTGCCGAAAGTTTAGCACTGAGGAAAGCATTTCCGATGGAACTGTCCGGGCTTTACTCTCCTGACGAAATGGGACAGGCTGACAATCCTGTTGTTGTGGAACAACCAAAAGCAGAACCGCAACGGCAAGCATTGCCGCAGACCCCTGCAATTGAAGCCACAGCGGTGCCTGTTGAAGCGGAATACGTTGAACCAAACAACAATACCCCCCAACAGGAAAAGCCCGTAGAAGCGCAGGAGAAGCCCGAATTTGATGAAGTCGCTCGTTTGAAAGACTGGACTCACAAAACAACATTGCCGGGGCTGAATATCAAATTGATGTCAACGGATTTGGAAACTGCTTGCGAGACGAAAACTTCTAAAGGAAAGTTGTTCGGTAAATGTGAAACATCAGAACTGTTCATGATGTGGAATGCTTACATGAATCGGATGAAACGTTCGGACCGTACACAGGAAGAAAAGGACGATGCGCTTATGAAGCTATCCGCTATCAATGAAATCCTGACTGCCCGGAAGAGCGCGCAGGAACAGCTTGAAAAACAGGGGGCGTGATGTTTCGCATGGAAAAAGTAGACGGCGAGTTATTCCTTTCGGAAAACGGTCCGCGTTACGTCTGCTGGGCGCAGGTGGCTGTAATGGATAACCGGAAGAATGATGCGCAGACCGAAAACATGAGCATGTATTTTGAGATAGACAGTGTTGATATAGAAAAAGCTAAAATCATCATGAAGACCATCATTCGTGAAATCGGCTATAGCTACTGCGGAATTATCGGTGAGCTTGTCATCCGTGAATATTTTCCGGACATGTCCGAGATGTTTGTGCACGGAAAAGACGTGACAGCGTAAAGTTTCAGGAGCCAGTCATCCTGTTACCCGAGCATTTGATCGTTGAATCATATTGTTCTCCTCCTGGAATAGTATTGAAAAGCCCGGGCTGGCGGGCATTTTCGGAGGAAGAAATTGGCAGAGAAAAGAATGCTTAGCAGAGGATTGATAGAGGCAGAAGACTTTTTGAATTTGTCAAAGGAAGCTCAATGTCTCTATATCCACCTTAATCTTAACGCCGATGACGAGGGTGTATTGAACAATATCGGGCCGTTACTTCGGATGGTTGACTGCAAGGATGAGGCTTTTGACGAGCTGATCCAGACCGGATATATTCTGCCGGTGATCGGGAATATCTTTGCAATCACGCATTGGAATATCAACAACACGCTTTCTGAAAAGCGCAAGAAGAAAAGTATTTATGTTGATGTTCACCGGTATTTGGATTTAGAAGATGATGTTTACAAACCGAAAGTGAAGGTATGTTGATGGACATGATAGTTTTCTTGAATGTAAAACCAGAAGACCATGATAACTTTGCGCTTGCTTTGGAAAAAGTAACCGTGACGAATAACGTCACAAACGTTACGGAGAAACGTCCAATGACGGGAGCGGAACGCACTGCAAAATGGCGGGCGAACAAGGAAAAAACCGCTGTTGAAGTGTGTGACGAAAACGTCACAAAAGAAAGTACCAAAGAAAATATATATATATTAAATAATTCCCCAGAAGAATTAAATAATTCTTATCAAGAAGAATTAATTAACTTAACTCCTGAAGAATTAAATACTACAGAAGATTTAAGTTTATCTCCTAAAGAATTAAATATTAACTTAACCGGGGAATTAAAAGAAAAAGAAATAAAAAAAGAAAAAGAAAAAAACCGTGACGAAAGACGTCACCGCCGAGAACAAAAGAAATTCGGCAAGAACGCTTTCGGACAGTTCCAGAATGTTTTTCTTACTGACGAGGAATTGAACAAGTTTCAGAAGCAGTTTCCGTTGGATTGGGAGCAGAGAATTGAAACCATGTCAGCCGGAATAGCCTCGAAAGGTTACAACTACAAGAGCCACTATGCTGCTTTGCTGAGTTGGGCGAAGCGTGACAACAAAACGTTACAGAACGTTACAACGCCATCACAACCGTCACAGCCAGACCAACCCCAAAGGAAGTCGTGGGCCGAGTTAGGCAGAGAGATGGACGCGATGGAAAGAGGAGAGGTAATTGACTTATGATGACCGCAGCAGACATTGGAGAAATGCTTGATCTCCTCGAAGGAAATTACGGCAAGAAATTCAGTGAGGAGTACGACAGAGCTAAAGTGCTCAACCTGTGGAAGGTGATGTTCAAGGACGATGATCCTGTTGAGGTGGCCATTGCTGTGAAGGATTGTATCGCAACACTGCAATTCCCACCGAAAGTGGCCGACATCAAAGCCAGAGTTTCTAAGCAGAGAATGTCAGGACAGATGACCGAGATGGAAGCCTGGTCGAAAGTCGTTGATGCGATAAACCGCGCTTACGGGAAAGAGGACGCCGATAAACAATTCTTCCAACTTCCGGCGATTCTGCAAAAGGTGGTAGGAACACCATCACAACTTCGAGGATGGCGTTCAGTGGACGAAGCACAGTTACAGACTGTAGTCATGTCGGCAGTCCTCAAGAGTTACCGGGAACTGGTACAGCGTGAGGCGACATACCACGCACTGCCAACCGATATTCAGCGGCAAGAAGAATGGCGATTGTCAAAGCCTGTCATGGATGCACTGCCGGAGCCGAAGCGAGAACGCACCTTTGATGAAATGGAAGCCGAGATGGATCGTGACGCACAGGAGTATCGCAGGAAGTATCTGCTGCCGGAGCTGAAAGAATACTTCCCGAAAAATTACGCAAGAATCCTGGAGAAGCTGAATGAATGTGGCTGACGAAAGAAGAGCAGGAAGAAGTCAGGAGTTTGCTACGGCAGAGCACTATGAAAAACCGTAAGCAATATGCACAAATGGAGTTAGCTTTTTACCACAAGATGAAAGCCAAGTACGGGGCGGAGATAGCTGCTCAGGTATTGTCAAAGATGTGGAGAACAAAGGTAGAAGGAATTGATTATGGAAATCACTGATTTGATGGATGAATTAGGAAAGGCAATGCGAAAGTATGAAGACGCACAATTGCAGTTTGACTTAGAGAACCGCGAACTGGTGGAAACAATAGCGACATTGAAAGACGCTATCCGTCCGGCAATCCTGAAAGGGAAAGAGACGGTCAAGAGCCAGTGTCTTGAGGCCCGCTATCGCAAAGGCGCGGTGAAATGGAACACGAGTTGGATTGATGGTTTTGCTATCGAGCATCCGGAATACGAGCTGGGAAAGTATCGGAAGGTCGGAGAGCCGACAGTAGCTTTCGTCCTGCGGTCTGATGATGGATGGGACGAAGGAATGTAATGTGAATAGCAGGCGGTCCCGGATGAGGGGGAAAGACAGGGATAAGAACGAATGTCTCAAAGCGGATTCGTCAACCCGCCGCCTGTGTTCTTTCAAAAATGAAAAGCAAAATGTTTAGATTTTCAAAGGAACAAAAAATGGAAAGTAGAACAATGAGGATTGACAGGACAATGCCGAGGCCGGCAAAGGACATTACAGTAAGTGATGAGCTGAGTAAGGAATACAAAAAGTGTACAACACTTCCGGAGAGTAAATATTACTTAGAGAATGAAGTGTACCGGTCAGCTCTGGATAAGCTGGACGATGGTGACGCGCAAGTCATCAGGAAAATTCAGCAGGAGTTTCACAACGGTTACAAAGGGGCGGACAAAAAGGCTATCAAGAATTTTGGCGATCAGTCAGTCCTGGAGCTTTTAGCTAAACTCGGTATTTGGATGAACGCTGTTGAGCGAGAACGCGAGAGGTGAGTGATGAGCTATGCGAAAGAAATCCTGTTTCAGGATTGGAATCGGAGAGCGTAGTATGAAACAATACGTCAAAATATATTGCTGTGGTGACTGCATTTACTACAATTGGAAAAACCATTGTTGCAACCGTGGCGCACACGAAGAAGGAAAGGCATCCGACAATTTTTATCAGGACTGTCCGTTAGGATTGCACGAAGAGGTGAGTGATGGAGACGCTGGATGAAGCTATTGAGCACTGCAAAGATGTTGCGAAACAAAACGAAAGAAAGGCTCTTAGAAATCGTCGTCATGGCGGCTATGTTTATGAAGCTGAAGCACTGGCATGTGAAAAGTGTGCTATGGAACACCTGCAGCTTGCGGAATGGCTTGAAGAATTGAAGGAGCGTAGAGAAAATGAAGACGCTGGATGAGGAGAAAAATAAAATGACAGGCGGAGCTTGGTATGCAAGAAGAATAAAAAATGATGAGCGTGAAGCTGTTACTCATCTCGATAGGTTCTGCAAGTCTTTTTGTATAGATGTAGAGGTCACTGATGATTTGGAATTTCGGTGCAAAGAATGTCCTTTTCAGACCGAAAGCGGGCATTGCTCAGTGAAGATATTTAAATCTATTTATGCACCTGACTATAAAGATTTTGGCTGTATGGGGGATTTATGAAAACGCTTGACGAAGTAATTTTCGAAGCACCGTACATACCAACGCCATGGGAAGCTGATGCACTCTACTACCTGAAGGAGTATCGAAAACGCTTATCGCAAGATTTAGACGAATTACGGCAAAAAAAGTATGAATTAGAAATGAAACTCGACTCAATGTTACAAGAAAAAAACTGGAGAAATGGACGATGAAGACGCTTGATGAAGTGATAAAGGCACATGAAATGTGCATCGAAAGAATAAGAAAGGGTGAGGATAATTGTCCTGCTGATTGCTCTTTCATAAGTTGTTGCGATCCTGAGAGAAGAGTACTGGAACTCGATGCGCTCCACTACCTGAAGGAGTACCAGCGTGATAAACAGATATTTGCCTACGATATAGCCAGAAGAAATATGGAATTGTCGGAACGCAATGAGCCGCTGGCATGGGAAGAACTTCGGCAGATGAAAGATAAGCCGATCTGGATAGAGTTTCTGAATGGCAAGTGGAAAGGCTGGGATGTTGTCGGCGGTTTTACTGATGATGATTTTGGTGAGGCTATGGTTACGGTTAGAATGGATGATTATTATAAAACAGATTTAGGTAAGAATTGGAATGCCTACCGAAAGGAGAGGGAATGATGTATCCGAAGTTTATTGAGCTGCATTGGAACACTATACCACTGTCTTACAACGTTGAAAATATTTCATGGTTTGGAGATAAATTCATTTGTATTGTAGGTCAGGATAAAGCGTTGGACGTTGACGAATCTTACGATGAACTCAAAGCCCTCATCACGGACTGCGGCTGCCTGATTCGCAAGGCGGACCCTCGTCTTGACACGGAGCATCCGCTGACGATGGACGACCTCATGACAATGGTGGGAGAGCCGGTGTGGAACAGCAATAGCAGGAATTGGATGCTTGTCAAAGACCATGATGGTAAGACAGTGTGGTTTCTTTCATGGCTGACTAAACATGTACATCCATGGCAAGAAGATGACTTGAAGAAGTTTCCGCTATACAGGATGAAGAGGCTGAGAGAAGTGAGGTGAGAATGACGAAGTATCACGCAAAGAAGACAACCATTGACGGGATCACCTTCGATAGCAAGCTGGAAGCTGAGAGATTTCAGCAACTCCGCTTACTGGAACAGGCAGGGGAGATAAGCAACCTGACGCTCCAACCTGAGTTTCAGATATTCATCGGACGGAGAGACAGCAAGACAGGCGAGAAGGTGAAGAGCCGTTATTATGTGGGCGACTTTATGTACATTGACAGGACTGAGCATAAGGTTATTGTCGAGGACACGAAGGGCGTTGAGACACCTGAGTTCCGGCACAAGTGGGACTTGGCGAAGAGCATGTACCCTGAGTATGAGTTCCGAAAGGTCAGGAGAGAGGATATATGAGAATAATAGATTGTACTGGAAGTTACGGAAGTGATATTGCAACATTGTTTTTTGATGACATTGAAAAAACAATGGAAGAAATACTAACTGTTCTAAGCAGAGAGTCGCAATGTGACCCGTACATTTACGATCCTAATGCTCTTATTGCGTTATTGGATGCTTACAAGATATTAGTGAGACTAAAAGATTATACCAGTCAGAATTACTATGTCTGGGACTACATAGAGTGGTTGAAGAAAAAAGCTGGAATAAATAATTCAGAAGAACAATTCGCGAAAGAAATAAAAGAGCATCCAGAAATACTAACTTCACCAGAGGAGAAGATATGACATGGCTATGGTGTGCGATTAGCTTTATCATCGGTACGCTGTGGGGAGTGTTCCTGATGTGCATGGTGCAGGCAGTGAAGGATGAATAAAACGAAAAGTCCGGCGAGAGAGTGCCGGGCTTTTCTTTACTGCATTTGGAGAAAACAATGCTGAAATTATTATACCACTTATCTTTTGTATAAATATAGTGATTTGGAAAAGAAGTGGTATAATATGTATAGATGGTAAACCTTGCCTCATGTCGTGAGACAGCGGGCATTTTTTAGAGGTGACGTATGAGTGAGAATGAATTAAACACGATGATGAATGCAGTGAAGAGCGGTGATGCCATTATTCACAACGTGCAGCCGAGATGGAAAAGTTGGGCACTGTGGCTGAGTGTTATCGGTGCCGTATGGACTATCCTGAATGCGTTGGGATTGCCGACAAAGTGGGGAATTGAAGAGGGTACATTCAAAACCATCGTTGATTCCATCGGTGTAATTCTGATTGCTTTTGGAATTTGTAACGATCCCTCGAATCCGGACGCGCTGTAATGTCGAGCATCTGGCAGATGATCCTTACATCAGGCGTGTTCTCGTTAGTGATGACGCTCATCGTTACATGGGTTGTCAACACGGGCTTCAAAAAGATTGAGAGTTGGCAACGCATGAAGACTGACGAGACGTTCCTCATGATGGAAAAGATGGACAAGATGGGTGCGCTCACTGTGCTCATGGCAAACAAGTTGCATGAAGCCGGTATCATAAACGGCGATTTGGAAGAGCTAAAAAAAGATTATAAAGCCGCTGACGCTGAATATGACAAACATATTAAGCAGTTGGCGGCTGAGGTTTTAAGACGATGACAACCTTCCGTCAACCTTTTCATGGCAGTTATTCAATCACTTTAGACTTTGGTGAGGCATGGCCTCCGCTTTATACTGACGAGTCTCCGCATGAGGGGATAGATTATGGTACTCCAATGGGGACTGAAATACTTGCAAGTGCTGATGGTGTGGTTACACTTGTCGGTAATTTACAGGTTGGTTATGGAAAGTATATCAAGCTATCCCATGAAAACGGAACCTTTGATACGCTGTACGCTCACCTCGATAAGATATACGTGAGGTATAGTCAGACGGTAAAGCAGGGTGATGTGATCGGATTGTCCGGGAGCAGTGGCAACTCCACAGGCCCGCATCTGCATTTCGAAGTGAGGAAGAAGGGTATCAAAATTGACCCCAAAACCGTGCTAATTTCAACGATAGATAGTTACCCCTCCAACTATACCCCTAACGCAAAACAACGTGAATTTGAGCCCGTACAGCGTGGATTCTGCAAGGTCGTGTGCGATGTTGCAAACGTGCGGTGTCATTGCGATATGAGCAGGGTGATGGGGACACTGGAAAAGGGCGAGCTTATCTCTGTTGGAGAGGATGTAACCATGTGGAATGGTCTGCCTTACCGGGATTACTATGATCCGCGTGTAAAGTGTTGGTTGCGCATAGCTGAACATGACCCGGAGACGCAGATCATCGTGAACTGCGAGTTAAACGAAAAAAGCCCGGACTGAGCCGGGCATTTTTTATTTATGAGTTAAAACATATGCTAAAATTGGTGGAATTATCACATACCCTGCCATACCGAGTAGAATTGCCAGGATTGATACTACGACTGTATTAGCTTTATACTTCAGGATCCTGTAAAAAATCAGGGATGTAAGGAAACCAATGACGATCAATGGAAACTCTGTTTTGAGTTGGTGAGGTCGTTTGGTGTAAGCTAAGAATAACTGGAAGATCCAGAAGGCGATCATCACACCAGGTTTTGCTTCTGGTGGATTCTCCTGAATAATTTCTTTGACTGGCTTTCCGCATGATGGGCAGAAAGCAGCACCGTCCGGGATTTCATTTCCACAGTGTTGGCAGTGGTTCATTGATGGGTCCTTTCGTACTCGTCAACAAGGGAGAGAATGAACTGCGCAACAGGCATACCACCAGCTAACCGTTTCATTCTGGCGATGTTGTAGTCTGAGAACTTGATCGTCTTGCTGACGTTTGAAGTTGTTTTGCTCTCGGTGTCAGGGTTCGGCAGATATTTCTGAGCCTGATCTGCAGGCAATTCAAAAAACATCTCGTGTTTGTTTTCTCCTGACGGATTGTACAAGAAGAACTGCGGTGAGTTCTTCTTTTTGTAAACCTGAATGCCATCTGGGAGAGTGTCCACGAGTACAGCTTTGTCTGTATCGTAGATTTTTGTTCCGATGCGTTTCTTCATGCTGTCACCTCCTCTCATTCATCCTTCCCGTTGAAGTATTCCCACCAATTATTAGACTTTTCATAAGGCAGAGCATTTACCCTGCTTTTCATTTCAGTGATTGGAATATATTTATGTTCTGATTCAGGATGATAATACTCATCCATAGAAATGAAATTATCTATAGTCGAAAGCACATCCTTTTTGGCATCTTCATACCCTTTGTTGTACTGGTCTCGGTCGTAAGAAAGTGCTTTGATAAGTTCATCCTTATCTACATTGATGTTATATCCTTGGAGTATTTTCATGATGTTCGTATCAATACTCCGTTTGATATCTTCCATGATGATTTCGATTGGGCTTACATACATGCGGTCACCTCCTCTATCTGTTCTGCTTCCTGCCAGATAAGAGGCGCAAAATCAAGATGTCCTACACACTGAAAGTCAACAGCATACAGTTTGCCATCATCTCCACGGCAGATTTTATTCCAGCCGTCATAGAAATCATCGAAAAGGTTATCTACATAATTGATTCCGTATTCTGATTCCAATTCGCGTATGATCTCATGGCCGTACTGTTGTTCAGCACCCTTCACTAAACGATATCCGCGGTCATTGATGTGACCTTCACGCTCATCAATAATTTCAAAGTTCATTCTGCACCTCCTATGCTTCACCGTGATACGGATTACCGTCCTTGGAAACGCCACACCAAACGGTCTTGCCCATGTTGGTTGCACGGAAGCTGAACATCTTGACGGCATCGGAATAGCGTTCCGCCTCGAAAGTCATCAGGACTGTCAGCCCGCGAGCGTTGTCACGAACATTGACGGTATAACCGCCGTTTGCGATATCTTTTTCAGCTACGAGATAGTAGGTTTTCATGTCATTCATCCTTTCATCATGTGACATTCATCGTCACAGGTTGTGTTACAATATTGTTTGTCAAGGCACATGGCTTGTAGTTCCCAGAGTTTCTGGAATGGTATTTTCCCCGCGTAAGCGGGGGCTCCCGAGCGGAGCATTTTCCCCGCTGTCGCGGGGGTGACTCAGATCAAGTGCCGTGACGGTCGAGAGTTTACTCTCGTGGATCGAAAAGATACCAAAAACTGATAGGAGCCTTTATAAAAGGCTCTTATCATTTAAGCTCTCGGAGAGCTTCAGCTCGTACTTCCGGCGAATGCAGGTGCTGCGATAAATGGCAGTAACAAACCACCCGGAAGTGAACTCCGCAGTGAAATGGGTGCTTTCCGGAGTGCCCTTGTAAGCTCCAGGGAAGGCCTGGGCATTGTGATCTACATGGACCGTGGTTCCCTTCATGCCCTTCTTGGAAATCCCAAGGTAGTCGTTGATTGCAATGAGGTCGTCAATGATATCTTTGACATCGATCTTGCGGGCGGAAACGCGGGGACCTTCGGCTTCAGTGATAGCCTTTGCAAGGGTTTCGGATTCGGCGGCGAACTGCTCGCGGATCTCAGCGAGCTCCTTCTCATAGGCTTCCACTTTGATGCCGTTGAAAGCGATCTTCGTGCCTTTCCAGAAGTTGAGGCTCTTCTGGGCTTCATTCTCGCGGGTGCGAAGGTCGATGAGGTTGGAGACGTTGATTTTTTTCATGATAAACTCCTTTCAGTTTTCATCGTCTTCATCTTCAGGCTGATCGCTGTCAGATTCCCACTCACAGAAGTAGAAATCATCAGGATCTGTTTCGTCATACGGGTTATCTTCCCATTCGATGTCATCAGGATCGATACCGTGTTCTTCTGCAGTTTTCAGAACATCGTCATGCAGAGCCTCAGCAGCGGCGGCATATTCATTCCTCATCTGGCGGTCAGTGGGTTCAATTTCAACGGGTTCATATTCACCGTATTCATTCTTTACCCAGTCATAGTGGGTCTGCATCCAGTCTTTCCCATTATGCCAACAGAGGTCGATATCCCCGCAGCCGATGCGGTTAGGATATCCTTCGCACCCCTTCTCAATCAGCACCGCATAGATAGCGGATGATGTCGATGTCCAATAAGGACCGATAAGGTCACGGCATCCCGTTCCGCCTTCATCGATTTCAAAACTTGCAAACCATTTAGACATTGTAGTTTCCTTTCTGCCCGTAACCCTGGGCAAGGGTAATTGTAATCTGTTTGATGGTCACATCCCATCATTCGAACCTATGACAAATGTCATAAGTTCTGGTCATGGTATGTGTCTGCGAGGTGTAAGAGTTATCCGATACCGAAACCATAATTTGCACGGTCGATAGCGTCATCACGGCTGAAACCAAAGCCTACCATTTCGCCGTGAATATTGACATCTGCCGGGATACAGCACCAGCGAGTCTCCGGAAGATTGCAGGAGTCAAGAACTCCTAACTTCAAGAGGTCGCCGACGGTGCCAACGACGGCAAGAACCTTTGTCTTGTCATCATTTACAATCTTGCGGAAGGTATCTGCACCTTCAGCAATGGCTTTTTTGCTTTTCAAAAATTTCATGGTATCCCTCCTCTATTTCAGGTTGAATGTGGTACCGCGGAAGCATCTGCCTTGCTCCCAGCGTTTGTTTTCTCTGACCCGGTGCCAATCGCAGAAGCGATCCGGGTTATCCTGGGCATGCTGACAGGCATCGCAGAGGCAGATCTGAGATCCGCACTCTGTGCACCTGACGATGTAGCCCTGCTTCTCTGGTTGGTAGTCCTTATGAACTGATTCATTGTCGCAATGTGCGCAGAATTCTACGATCTCCATCGTCTGGCCTCCTTACTTATTCTTCGTAACCGTAAAATTCTTCTTCAGAGATAAGAGAGCACGATCCCCAGAAATCAGGATCAGTCCAATAAGACTCAGCGACTTTCAGTGCTGAGTCATAATCTCCTTCATAGATCCATTCGTGATCTACGAGCACTTCAAACTTTTGCACATTCTTAGTCATTGTTACCTCCGGGAAACATAATGAATTCATCTATCATGTTCAAAATGTCATTGCAATTTGCGCGGAAACCATAAGCGTACCATGGGATCTCATTCAGTTTTTTACGGCATAATTCCATCGACAGCGTGTTATATGTCGCTGTCATGCGGGACCGGGTCCCGATAATCCGGACCCGGCAAATGTTGTTATTGTACAGTTCGGAAACGATCTGCACCTCATCGTCTGAGGTGCAGTCGAATGTTATTGATCGCACTGTATTTAGTTGCGTCATCTTTTCAGGATGGGCAAGGCAAACGTGTGCGATGTTTCTGAGTATCTGCCGTTCAGTCATGATTCACCTCCTATTATTCAAAACAGCTCATCAGGTTCCGCTGGAAGCGTGCTTTCTGGACACGTTCCCATGCCGGATCACAGTATTCATTCTGCCAAATCCCGAAGCGTGGTTCCTGAGCGGTCAGGATATCCAGTAAACGCTGGTAATCGTGATCGTGCAGACAGCGCTGGCCCTGTGTCTTCTCTATGAGTTTCTGCTCGATCCGGGACATGTCCAGCAGGACCTTAGAATCTATCCCGGTGACAGCGGATACGGCCCACAGGGCCTCATTTTTGCACTGCTGGACTTGATATCTATAATCAAGCTCATTATCCTGACCCCAGCGGACACACGCCCAGCCCTTATAATTGCGGGCCTTGTATTCTTCGAAGTCTTTGCGGTCATAAGCATAATCACCCGCGATCATGACAGCGTTTTCTAAATTAATGTTGACGTTCATTTCAAAACTCCTATCTATTTATAAGATATCTGATAACAGATCCCGCGATCTGGTATCGGATATCCCATAAAGGGATACCAATTTGCACCTATACAAGCGCACAAATGAGATACAACACAAACAGCCACAACAGCAAACAGCACCAGCCACTAACAACGTCAAGAATGAGATCTGTTTTCATGACGTCCGCCTTAGTGGATCTCGCACGCGGTCCGCATGATGGACATATCACCGCATGGAGTCTCGCACGTGGCACAATCATCACAACGGCAGTGACTGTACCCGTCATTTTCCGCGAACTTTTCTACCGCGGTATAAATGGGCAGGTTGAGCTGTTCGATGAGATCCAGCTGGCTCTGGTCAGTATCCGCCCAGACTGAGGCACGGACGCGGAAATTATCCGGTATCTGTTTTCCGACAAGGAACTCAAAAGATTTCGTGTAGCTCCAGAAGACTATTCGAGTATCGTCAGCACAATTGCGCGCGATCTGAACCCATGCGTCAAAGTACCATTCAGCGAAGTAGTCGCCGGACTCATGGACACGGACAATAATGCGGGATCTATTCTTATTTTTGCCGGTGTTGGCGAGGTATTTGATGATCGCGGTCACGTCATCGATGAACTGCTGAATCCGCGGATAAGCTGCGGATTCTTTATTCGCAGTGCGGGCAACTCTGACAGTAGGATAAGCCCGCCACGCCTTGACGGCATAGCAATTTTTTCGGCACTGTTCAGTACTAAAGGGGCACGTGCTCACCGGCGGGATCGACCAGATAATAAAACCGGTCTCATCATTGCCCTTATACTTTTTGTTTCCGTTTGGGAAACAGTAACTAACGCGATCACCAACTAATGAGCGTTTAACGTGCTGGACCTTGACGGCCCCGTTATCATGGTTTACAATATAAGTAGACATTTAGACACCTCGAAATTGTTTGAATGTTGCCCCGGCGAATCTGGACCATTCGCCGGGACTTTGATTTTATAAGACATCAGACAAAAGATATTAGATATCTTTTGTCTGAGATCCCATAAAATGGGATCACCCATGACAGTAATTAGTCTTGCCCTATGTGGATTTTTGCCCGTCGGATAATTCCGTATCCGATACTCGCTCACCGTTTACTGACTCAAAAAATTGCTGTCAATTTTGACATGTGAGCGACACTATCGACATCTTACAACGCACGGCCCGGACACGTCAACGGGATCCCGCTCACTCAGATGAAGGAGGAAGCGCGCCTTTTGGGACCGGTGTGAACTCACCATACACGCCCTTAATCAGGATTCCGTTACTCATGCACCTGACCGCAACGCTTGCCCGCCGCCCACTTGGGGCCGTCCTCGGAAGGGCTGTTGCCCTTGTTCCGAGGAACGCCTATATTGTCTCATAATAGCGCTATCGTGTCAAGGGTAGAAATGACAAAAGTAAGAAAAATAGTGACAAAAGTCATATTTGTCATAGTTGTATAGATTTCGTATAGTTTTTTTACCCTTTTAAAGGAAGTGCTTATTTTGTCCGTTTTATTAGACTTAGTCGCTTTTATTGGGCTTGAAAAATAGCCGCTATTTTCTTTAAGATTTATAATTGTTAAAGAATTATTGCGACTTTCTTAAAGAAAAGAAACACAAAACTTAAAGAAAAATATCCGTTTCCTTAACAAATTGCGTATATGTTTTGACTTCGCCTGACGCGCGTCATAGCACTACAATGCCCATGAAAAAACAGGTTCATTATATATGCCTTGACAACACACGCGCTAAAAATGGCCTTCTCACGTCAAATTTGACCATTTCGTATAGTAAAATACGGTGATTTTATTGCAGAATTTGCTCCGGAAAGTGCACTGATTCGCGCGTATATTGACACTGTGTCAGGCTTATTATTCGCACAAATGTACGATATAAAATTAGTACGATAGTGCTATACTTTGGTATTAGACCCCTGACATTCTTATAGAACAGCAGTATTATATGTTGTATTGAAATTCGTGACGTTATAGTAGAAATGCTATTCTATTTAGCCGCGGCCGTCTGTTTGCTCATATTGTGAGTATTCATTAAATGAGTAGTCAAATAATGAGCAGTTTGGATAGGACAGGTGAGGGCGGCAGGAAAGTTGAGTGATATGGGGTCGCCGCTCACCCCCACCGGCTCCGTCCGCGTGGAGGTCGGCAATAACACGGTCATGCCCACCGCACAAAAACGCGTGTCGAAAAAATTTTTTGAGAAAAAATTTTGCCAAAGGGGTGATGCCATAGGAGACCTCCTGAAGATATGGGGATGGAAACGAGCGGTGACGGTGTGACGACACTGTGACGTAGATTATACCACTGTTTGAGGGACGGGTGGTGAATTGAGGGCCAGGCGAGGAAGATCGCTGCGGGGCGGGAATGAAGGCGGGGCGGATACGTTCTGGTAGCTGAGACGATAAGGGGCGGGACTTCGTCCCTTTAACTTAATCTATATTAGCAAGCATTCTTAACATGCATCTTAACATGCATATTGTATAGACAAGTTGATTAGAAAAAAAATAAAAAAGAAAACCACCCTTTATGTGTTGCCCTCACAGGTGGTTTTCATAACAGATGAGATCAGTATAGTCACCCTTAAATGCTATTTGATTATACCATAAAAGAGAACCTGTCAGATAATCCGACAGGTTCAAGTGAAAAAATGAAAGAAAAGGAAAACCAAATTGGCAATGGTTATATTTGTAATGGAGCCACGCTTTTATGGAGCCTGGCGGAACCATTGGGACTCGCATCCCTGCCTTTATTCATGCCACACTTTTTTATGGAAAGCATGACGGAAAACCAGTAAGCGTAATCACAAGGAGCGGTCTTATGATCTACATTTATTATACCACAACATTTTTATGTGTAAATATATTTGTTTGTTTAGTGCTTATGTATTATAATTATTTATATGAGAAAATATGTAACACTGACGGATGTTCAAAAAGACCAGGTGACGACATGGATCAGAGCCGGGTACACTGCCACGCAGATTGTAGGGTTGGCGAGGAACCAGGGATGGAACGTGTCGGAGGCGAACGTAAGGCAGATATATATGCCGAAAGTAAAGGCAGAATTTGCTGACCATATAGACAAAAACAGCCTGAGGACATCATGGTTCAACAAGGAGTTTCGGGCAGAGAAGGCGGCTGCCATTGCGGATATGCTCTTTGACAGGATCATGAATGGTGAAATGTTTGCCGAAGAAGTGAGCGAGAAACTTGATAGAGACGGGCAGACGATCGTCACGACCAAGCCGATGTATTTTGCCGGACTGGTGAAGAACTGGAAAGATTTGGTAGATACCATAGCCAATGAGCTTGGTCAGCGGAAACAGGCCATTGATGTGAACTTCAACAAGAACCAGAACCTGAACCTTTCTGTGTTGGTTGATAAGATATACGAACAAGATGTAAGCGTAGATAAACAGATCCAAGGTGCGGAAATCATAGACCTTCCTTCCGGGGAAGACTTCGCGGATGACAAGGGCTTTTTAGCCATTGTGGGTCCGACTCCGGAAGAAGTGAAAGAAGTGGTGGACACTGAGGATCATGGGGACGACATACTCTGACGAAGAAATCCAAGCACTGACGCGGTATATCACCGACTGTAAAGGGGCAGGAATGCCGAAGGATCAGATTGACCGCTTCCTTACAGCCGGGTATTTTCCACACAAGAAACAGATGCTCTTTCATGCTGCCTGTCGGCAGATGGAATATAACGATGTCCGGTACATCCTTTGCGGTGGCTCCCGTGCCGGTGGAAAGACCAGATGTGTCACGTCCCAGGCAGGGATTGACGATGCGCAGAGATATCCGAAGCTGAAGATCCTTTTCCTGCGGAAAGTGCAGAAAGCCGCGGCACGCTCCTTTATTGATGTGACGAAACAGGCATTTGCCGGTCTCAACTGTAAGTTTGAAAAAGGCAAGATCACCTTTCAGAACGGCTCCCAGATGATCTTTGACGGCTTCAACAAACTGTCAGAACTGGATAAATATCAGGGTCTGGAATATGACCTGATCATGATCGAAGAATTGACACAGTTACCGAAGGAGATCTTTGACCTGATCGATTCCTGCTGCCGAACGTCACGGCGTGACGGATGGAAGCCCAGGCTGTATCTCACGACCAACCCGAACGGCATCGGACATCGGTGGGTAAAAGAACGCTTCATCATGCCTTACAGGGCGGGCACCCAGAAGGATACTCAATACATCCCGTGGAACTATGAAGCTAACCCCTTTATTGATAAACAGTACGGCACCTATTTGAAGGGACTTGGCGGGGAACTTGGGAAAGCCTGGCGTGATGGCGATTGGGATCTCAATGAAGGAGCCGCCTTCGCCTTTGATGAACGCAAGCACGTTATTGATACACTTCCTGAGTTTGACGACAAGTGGATCACGCTGCGGGGCATCGACTACGGTTATGCAGCACCTTACTGCTGTTTGTGGGCAAAATACAATCCGCACATCGGCAGAGTCATTGTTTACAGGGAAGACTATCAAAAGGGCCTGACGAGTAAGGAACAGGCGGAACGCATCCTTATGCTGACCGGTGCTGACGAAAATGTTCTCGTTACCTACTGCGATCCGGCCATGTTCGGCAGAAAAGCGCAGGAGATCGTCACCAGTGACGAAGAGGTTTACAGGAATGTAGGCATCAAGCTTACTGCCGGTTCCAACATGAGGCAGGACGGCAAACGGAAAGTAGATAACCTGTTATTGGATAAAGCAGATGGAAGACCCGGGCTGCTCGTACACAAGTCCTGCGAGAACCTGATTGCCCAGCTTGAGACCCTCGTCTATGATGACGAGCATATTGAAGACGTAAATACCAGACAGGAAGACCACGCCTACGATGCGCTGCGGTATTTGCTGACCAGGGTGCATGATCCGATGGGTAACGTCTACAGAGCACTGGAAAACAAAAATACCAACTTCTCGGTCTTTCGAGACCTTTTCAGGAGGTAGCCAATGGCACAGAACGATAAATTGTTTGAGGAGATCAAAACTCATGCAAAAGATATCAAATCCGGATTCAGCAAACGGAATCAGGAATTTGAAGCGTATGAGGATATGTACCTTCTGGAAGCGACTGAATCCCAGAGAAACAGCGAAACTGTGAAGGTCACGACATCACCGACAGCACACAATAAGGTAGCCGGGGCAAAACGGCTGCTGCAGTCGCAGAAGGTACGCTTCGACTGCCATTCCAATATCGCGACTAAAGCGGAACTTGATCAGCTCGAAATGCTCATCGGCAGATGGTGGCAGAATATGTTCTCCGTCAATGGGAAGCCCATCATGAATGAGATCATCCACTCCGCCGCCCTGTACTCCGATGTCCATATCGGTCTAACTTTTCTGGAAGACTATAAGAAATATAACCCTGACGATAAACGGGTAGCAAGACTTGAACGCAGAACGCCTATTCTATTTGAGGTATGGAACCCAAGATTCGGCTATCCGGAGCGTGATGCTCTCGGACTTTCCGCATATTATCAGGAGCTTCAGGTGCCGTTTTCGTATGTGAAAAATACCTACGGCAATCTGGTGAAAGACACAAACCGAAAAGATACAGCCAAAGTAACGCTCAAACGTTTCTGGGACTTAGAGAATTACTGCTTCTGGTACGAAGAAGAACTGCTTGAATGCGGACAGCATGAACTGCCCTGCATCCCGGTTTCCGTTTCCAGTACCGAAGGATCTGAACTTTTTGAGGATCAGGAAGACAGGTACGAACCGCTCCTGTTCTCTTTGAAGCGTTCTTCACTGTGGGAACGTGAAAATCTTGCCTTGACCGTGCTGTATACCAATGCGACAGCCATTGCCTTTACACCATCATTCAAGTGGAAGACCGACTCCAATGAGGACCTGCGTGTCTCCATTGATGACGGCATCCAGTACTATAAGCTGAACAAAGGCGATGATGTAGAAGCCCTGACCAACAAAGGCGTTTTCACCAGGGAACTGTCCGACATCATGCAGTTGACCACCAACATGATCGACAACTCCACCGTCTACGATACAGCCTTTGGTACCGGCGGTGGGTCTTCTTCCTTTAGTGAATCCACACTGCTTGCACAGTCCGCCCGGTTGCCGTTGGTGCCGATTCAGCGGAACGTAGGTGCTGCCATCGGCGACATCGTCCAGATTGCGCTCGATATCATGAAAGAACGAGGCATCAACTTCAAGTTTGGCGATATCGACATCAAAGCAAAAGATCTTCCGGAAGACCTCACCATTGACGCATCCCTTGATGTGATTCTTCCGCAGGAAAGGACGCAACTCGCCGCCACTGCTGCCACCATCCAGGCGAACGGTCTCGCCTCAAAGGAATGGGTACGTTCTGAGATCATGGGCATCTCCAACAATGACCAGATGGAAAAACAGATCGCACAGGAGAATGTCGCCCAGACATTAGTGCAATACTACACACAAAAGATGATGAACGAACTGCAGATGCAGGATCAACAGCAACAGCAGTTACAGCAGATGCAGTACCAACAGCAACAGCAGAGGAACCAACAGGCAATGCAGCAGGGTATGCAGAGGCAGATGGGGTACGACATGGGCGGAGCGCAGAACATTCCGGTCGGCGTTGAGCAGTCGAATCCCGCATTACAGCAGATTCAGACGCAAGCCATGATGAACAATATGCCGGAATCAGGAATGCCGCAGGTACCGGAAGGAAACCTGAGCGAAACAGCCGGGATAGCCGGTGGTATGCCATCCGAAATGATGGGTATGATTCCGCAGTTAGGAGTATAGTATGCCGATTACATCTGACACCATGAATGAAATATTTTCGGAGACGAACAACGATATGCAGCAGATTGTATCTGCTGCGAAAGAGACATTCTACCGTCCTGAGGTAGAACGGGAAACGGTCAAGATGTGGTTGTCTCTGCCATTAGTCTTGAAAGAAGCGATAACGGAAAAGAATCCCGCCCTTGCTTCACGCATGGAAAAGAAAGCGGAAGACTATCGAAAAGGAGAAATGAACTATGGCTTACGGCAATAGAAACACCCCGACTGCTGTCAATGACGGCGGCTCCCGTAAAAGAGAAGAAGAACGGCAAGTTCTTGATTTGGGCAAACTTATTCTTGATAACAGAAAAGAGCCTGCTACACCGAGACAAGACCCAAGGCAAAACGTACAAGAATGGACACCGAGGTCTCAAGAAAGTTCGGAAGAATCACCTTCCATTCTTGAAGGTTTAGTACAGTCGCAGCCTGCTTGGACAGCACCACAACAGCAAGAAGAGCCTGCTCCTGCTCCGCAGGAACCAATCAATGAACAACCTTCTTCTGCTCCTGTCAGTACACCTATCAACACCGGACGTTTAGGGCCAAGTCTTCTTACTGAACCGCTTGCAGAACCAGTTACAGAAGGTCAAGAGGAAAAGAACCCTTCTCCCTCTGATTTTCTGACACCTTACAGAAATCAGCCAAAACCGCAGAATCCGGTTACAGAGAAAAAAGATGATGCTCCTCTGACGAATTCCATCATGTATCAGGATTGGAAGAACCTGATCAATTCCGGGACAGGCAGCGGAGCGGGTTCCGCTGAAATACCGTTCAGTGGCAGTGCGCCGCAGCAGGATGTATCCGTTCTCGGCAATGGTTATGTGCGACCGCTCCCGTATGCGAATATGGTAAGAAACAACATTACAGATCCTGCAATACAATTAGGCAGAGATGTCTCAGAATTGCTCATTCCGACAGCGTTTTCAGGATACAACCGACCTGTAAATATCAGTGTCCCTGTATCACCTAATAACGCAGGTCCTATGCCAGCAATACCTGTTGTGCCTAATAATGCAGGTCCTCTGCCAAGAACACCAATAACTCCTAACAACGCAGGACCGTTACCAGTAACACCAAATAATGCCGGTTTAATACCTCAGAGAATGAATCCACCCGTGTTATCTGGTAATGATCCTATGGAACAGTTTTCTGATTTATTCGAGTCGCAACCGTCTACATCCGGCAGCGAACGTCTGAATCCGTCCATTTCTGATTTCGATATGCAGAACGAATTAGAGAGATTAGCCTCTCCTACAGGAAGGGGACCTATCGATTACATTGATGTGACAAGAAACATCGGGTCAAGACCTCCGACTCTTGAAGATCCGCAATGGCTGCAGAATATGACGGGTGGGAATTCGCTTGCAGGATTAGTTGCAGACACAGCAGGAAATGCTCTCGATTCAATTCTAAGAATTGGTTCAGGAGGTCCTGTCACACCGCAGCCTGACATTCCGCTTGACCCTGCAGGAGATTGGCTGCTCGGACAAATGATAGGAGAAGCAAACGTTGCTCCTGCTGTGAGTCTCGCTAATTCTATAGCACAGAATCCAACAGTCAGAAACATTGGTGACTATATGCTCGATCAGCAATTTGGTAAAGCAAACGCTGACAGGCTAAGAGCGCAATGGGCAGGAGAAACAACCCCGACCACGATAATGAATCAACCTGCTCCGGCAGCGAGTAGTGAGCCGCAGAGTGCAAACAATACTCCGACAGCAACAGAACCGCGGACTCCATCGGCTCCTATAAACACCGGGTCTTCTCAGCCGTCTGTGTTCAATAACGTTGAGAATTGGTTCAGGGATCAATTCGGTAACAATCTCCCATACGGTAATAGTCTTGATGTCAGTTCCATCATGGAACAACCTCCTGCCGCTTCTGCCACGCCTCCAAACACGAATATTCCAACAACAGGAGGTGCCGAACCATATCAGAGTACGAACCGTTACAATCCTGATTCCAGTGCTTACTATAACCGTAAGTTCGATGACATCATGATGAACACGGACAACGTCAGCGGTGAGACTGCGAGACAGATTCTCAATTCTCCTATTACAGTCAACAAAGACTTTGCCGACTTGATCGCATCGGACTTCGCGTATGATGCCAGAACCCCTAAAGCAGAACAGGTTGAAATGACGCAGGACCAGTTCAAGAAGGAATTTAATTCCTTTGTCAATGCCAATCCTGACATCAAATCCATGATGGAAAATCGACAGCTTTCCGCTGAAGATATCATCAACCTGTATTTCAAAGATGTCGTAGAACCCGGTACTGGCACTGGAAGCGGTAGCGGTAATGGCAGTGGTACTGGTAACGGAAAGGATAAGTCAGGTTATCAGACATTACAACCCTCTTATGGACAGGAAAAATCTGTTGTCAAAGCTCCCTACAAGGCTGGTGGATATTCCGAGGATGAGCTAAAGAAGATGGGCAATGTGCCATATAAGGACTATAGAGGCAACAACGCATATGAAGGCTACTACTACTGGGATGGGAAATGGTATCCCGTCAATCAGGATAAAGCCAATTATTACAACACCTATGGCACCTACAATGGCTATACCGATGATATGGGAGACTATTACAGAACATTCGGCACGTATTACGGATATCGTCCGGGATGGAGAACCGCAGGACGTTCCGGTGGTTACAGCAGCAGAAGTTACAGCTACGGCGGAGGCGGAGGCGGAAGCTACGGCAGTTCAAGTTCTCCGTCTACGAAAACTCAGGAGCGTGACGTTCAATACAATATCATGAAGAACTGGTCTTTCTAAGGAGCAGATATGGCAGACTCTACTTATTCCGTAGATGAATACTTCAAGCAAAAGGAGCAGGCTCCGCAAAGTCCGGAGCCTCAGCCGAATAATGCTCCTGTTTATTCGGTGGATGATTACTTCAATCAGCAAAGAGGACAATTACCGTTATCGGACGATAAGGATTATGTTGCGCCTGTAGAACAGTACGCTAATGCATATACCAACGAAGCACCTCAGAGTGTTATTGATGCTCAGAACCAATACAGCCAGATCAACATCACGACACAGGAATATGCGGACGACTGGCAGAGACGAATCATCTCTGACCATAATGGTTACATCACCGATGATAATTATCAAGGTTCTCTCAACAAGACGCTGACAGACCAGGCTTACAACTATCTGAAAAGGGCTAACAACGGTGCAGATGAATCTGCATGGACACGTCCGAAGCCAGAAGATGACCTGTTTACGAAGTATCTGCCTGAAATCGTCAAGACGGAAGAAACACGCAGACAAGCAGCAGAAGCGATGAAGAAATCTGTACCGACAGAAGAAGACCGGATGGTGCAGAATGTTTATGATCGGGCGACTGAAGGACAGCGTGCCGTCATAGATGCGGGCGACATGGAGCATGGTTCGTGGTATCTCATGACACCGCTTGAGAAAGCAAAGTATTTACTCGTTCCAGGCAGTAACTCCACATCGATGGACAATATGCCAGACTGGACAAAATGGATTACAAACATTGCACCGTCAGTTATGGCAGGTGGTGGTGGTGCCATGCTTGGTTCCCTCGTTCCTGTCCCCGGTGCCGGTGCCGTTGTCGGTGGTGTTGTCGGTGGTCTCACTTATTTGCAGGGCGTGACTGGAGTCGAGATCCCGATCATCAATGATGTTCTCAGCGAAATTGATCTTGGAGAAAAAGTAGAACCGTATTTTACAGGAGGGCTATCTGCTATATCCAAAGCATACGAAAGTAAATACGGAGATGCCTCAATCTACGACACTATCAGAAACGGCGATTTGGATATTATCGACCTTGCCAAGACAGCTGCAGATATTATGCGCGCTCCAGAAAATCAATATCTATGGGAAGTATCAAAATACGGGTACGAGGTCGGTGCTGATGCGATGGATGATATTCTCAGAACAATCAGAAATACCGGTGCCGCAATATCCGACAAATACCTTGGCACTGAGTTTGGACAAAGATCTGCGAATCAAGTATCCAGAGCGAACATCGGTCGGTCCGGTTTAGAAGAACTTGCAGAAGGAACGTACGGAGCGAACTCGCTAATTGAGACGTATCTTCCGCTTTTTACAGATTTTGTAAATGAAGCAATGAGTAATGGGATGACAGAAAAAGAAGCCATTCAGTTTGCTCATAACAACTTCCAACAGTACATCCTGAACTACACAGGTACCACAGGTCTCGTCAACGACCTCGCCGCTCAATCTGTTGTTGATCCTGCGAACCTCGCTCCGTTTGCGCAAGGAAAAACCGCTGAAGTCATTGGAAAAGTAATAGGCGATACAGCCTTGCAAAATGCAGGGAGAGCCGCTGCGGGCAATCCGCTAATTGACCTTCTTCCGCCCGGCATTCAGCAGGGTGCGGAAGGTGTTCTGTCTGTTTTTCACAAGAATCCGAATGCTCCTGACATCCTGAAGACGTACGGTTCTCAGGGCATGGACATCATCAAGACTACCATCAAAGAAGCCTATCGTGGAACGTACGATGTCGACACGCTTTCCGGATGGCAGAGATATGTTGCCGGTATTGACAAAGACGGTCACATCAAAGAGCTTATGCCGAATCAGCAAACAGGAAATGTCGTGAAGGATTGGGTTAGCAACCTATTCAAAACCACGAATGATACCAAGATGTACGATGTTTCCATGATGACAGCAGACTTCTTAGGGACTTCGCTGTTCAACAAAGATGTACCGATATCTTACATTCCGGAACTTGTAGAACAGGCTGTCGGGAGAAAACCAATCACCGCTGACTCTCCGCTTGCGCCATTCTCTAACTCTGCTATGCTGAAGACGTTACAGGACCAGTTTGCAGGGGTGAATGATTACACAATTCAGAAAATCACAGAAGATGTAATGAACTACAGAAAATACAACACGAACCGCGCAGTTGTGGATCAGGTAGCCCAGCAGTTGGGGATGACTCCGACAGAAGTGTTTGATGCCCTTGACAACAAAGGATTGAATGAAAAAGATCCACGATTCCGGAATATGACGGATGCTCAGAAGAAGGTCATGCTTGATACTGAAAGGCAAAACCTTTACAAAAAAATCAGGGAGAACAATATTACCTACACCGATGCAGGAACCGGGAATGTTTTGAATCCTGAACAGGTCATAGATAAGATTACTGTTTTCAAGAAAAATACAGAAATCAACAGTAACGAGAATTGGGTCGGCAGAAAACAGTATTCCGATTCTCATCTGCGAGCTGACATCATGACACAACTTGCGGATATGGCAGACAATTACAACCTGATCCGCTACAACATCAAGCCTGATGCATGGGCAGTGCGAACATCAAACCTGATGAAATCCATCCAATCCATTGCGCTGCTGAACTTTTCTACGTCCTATCAGGTGAACAACTTCCTGAACAATGTTCTTACCAGACACGTTGCCGGTGTCGGAGGTTTTAACACGAACTTTGTGAATGATGTCAATAAAGCCAGAGGGTTGACGTTCAACCGGGTAAAAGAAGACGCACAGGGGAATACTACACTTTTCGGGAAAACCAGTAAGAAAATCGGGGATGCGAAAAAGCCGAATGATAGGCTGCAAAAGGTAGTTGACCTTTACGATGATGTTTCCAAATCCGCTATTCTCAAAGGTGTAAACAATCTTGACATTGAAGGGTCTGAAACAAATGCTGCCGCCAATATTGGTATGAACCGTTACTGGAATGCCACATGGGGTGAAAATATTCCGGACATTCCGAAAGCCTGGGAGGCACTCGGTATTACAAAAGACATGAAAGAGCAAGTATTTAAAGTTGCTCTTGACTCACCGAATATAGATGCATTCCGGCAGGCATTGCTTGGTGAATATGTCATTCCAAAAGCAGAATCCACGCTGCGCCAGATGCTGGTGAATAATTTTGATGGTGACACTCTCAAAGTATTTCAGGATTTCTTTGATAAAAAAGTTTGGATGCGAGATAAGATTGACGGCTTCATGGAGACAGGGGACGCTCGTCTGATTGCCAAAGGATTTGACAATCTGATGGATGACCTGACAAGCGATGTCGATTTTAACAATGCGGTACAGTACGAATCCACTTATGAAGACCTGAGAACGAGGTACGCAAATGAAGGTATCGGTGCAGTAGCTACTGCGTGGGATGCGCTGAATGATATGTACTCACAGTTCTGGATTAACCAGACAAAAGAAAACGGTACGCTGTTCCTTGACCGAGTTGTAGGGAAAATCAATCCGAACGATTTTGATGCTGAGTACAAGACCAGAATGGACATTCAGACGAATGACTACAACATCGTCCGTGGATATGCTCTGATGAACCTTGCTGCAATGATTGATGGTATCGGGTTAGGAAGTGATGTCGGTGTCAACCTGATGAATAACTGCATACAGGTCATCGACCTTGGCGAGGAGTACATCAAATCCGAACACGCACTTTACCAGAAATATGCCAAACGCGGTAGCAACAACTACGACTTTGCTCAGTATCGAAAAGATAAACTCGATATGCTATCCAAGACATTGGATAAGCAGACAAAGGCTTATGAGAACCTGAACAAGACGATGGTGGATTATCTCCGGAAAAATCTTACACCGGACTGGACAGGACAGATAGATAACTTTGAGCAATCCCTCAAGAAAGTTTTAGATCTGCAAAAAGCCAACAATAAAGCAGAACTGACAGACCTGAGGAACAGAATCGACAAGAACGGATGGATGGCTCGCGCCCGTGAAAGCCGACTGCAGGAAGGTCCGCGCAGACAACGAAAGCAACAGATCCATGATGGTTATGAATCCGCTGCCAGACAGCTAAAGCAGTTTGAAAACGGGATGCCGACAAATACTGCACCGGCAGGACCGGCAACTCTTGAAGCCACGCTGAAAGTAGAAATGGCTTATGAAGAAGCGACTCTGAAAGCGAAAAAAGCCAGAGAGTTTCTGAAAAAGTATAAAGACGGCGATAAAGCGAAAAAGATTTTTGAGCCGATAAATTATGAAAACAGCAAAGTGAAGACATCCTTTGTTGAGTATGGAAAACAGGTAATTGCTGAGAGAGCCGCACAGGCTGGGGTAAATCCAACATGGCAAGCCTGGGAGAACACTGCTGCATTCGCAAACGGGGATGCCGTGACACTTGGTACTGTGGATGCTACACAGGCTATGAAGTTCTTCGACCAGAACACCGGGACATTCGTTACGCATCCGGCATTGGATCATTTCCAGTTATTGAATCCGAATGTTGACCCGAAAGTCACAGGGTCAAAATTCAGCATGGCACGGTCTGAACCGTACCTTTATGGTGGAGAAATCGTAAATGCCGGAGTATTTTACAAAGGCAACATCATTGCATATGTGACAGAAGGGATGCAGCAATCCGTTACTGTGGATGGTAAGACATTTCCTGTCATCGGTATTGCTCCTGATAATCCGAGTACATACATTCTTTACGTTGGTGACAAAGTAAGGAAAGTCACAGTAGGAAAACCGAGCGGTGTCGATTATACCATCTACGCAAAGCAGAACTTCCACCCGGGACAGATCGGAAGCACACCGACCATTCAGCCTTTTGGACAGGCATATCTTGAATCCAGTGCCGGTATCAGAAATGCGCTGAGATTGTGGAAGGAACAGGCACTGTCCGACTTATCTAAGGCACAGACAAATGGTTCGCTGTTTGGCAAGCTGACGGATGCGCAGAGACAGGCTGTTATCGAATGGATGGATGGTGACCTGAGACAGGCATACAACGCTCAAAGATTCATGACACAGCGTTATGGTGAAACGATGGTGGATGCAGCACTGCTGAACTATAACAAGCGGTATGGCATCGACAATTTACTGACCATCGTAAGCCCGTACCAATTCTGGATGACACGTTCCATGGCGAACTGGGCGAAGCGGATGATATCCCAACCGGCATGGTTCTCTATGTACAACAGGATCCAGAAGTTGATTGAAAAGAATAAGAAAGACTTCCTGCCGACACGACTTGAAGGACTTGTCGGTATTCTCGGTCCTAATATGGGAGATGGTCAGGGCGATGCCTGGTTCTTTGATATTCTCAACACATTGTTCCCATTCCAGCAGTTTTACAATGCTCATGAATATTTTGTCAAGAACCTAAATACTGTACATCAGAACACGCTGTCCAGAATTGATGATATGTATCAAAACAACATAATGTGGAAAGGGCAACCAATCACAGAAGATATGTATTACGAAGCTATGGAAACCGGAACAGGCGAATTATATTGGGATATCTTCCGGGATGAGCAGAACAATGATGAAACAGATACATCTATGACTGGTTTAATGGGAACATTCATGGGACCGCCTTTATGGTTCGATATGATTCAGAAACATATAAGAGGAAAAGATAAATCTATTTCCTATTCACCTATGTTCCGGATGGGTAATTTAGTCAAAGCTGTCGGTGATGAGACACCGCTCGAAGAGTTGACAAACTTCGTTGGTGGTGCTTTGCAATTACCTGAGAACGGTATTCGCAAAATCATGGGTATCGAATCCAATCCCGACGGCAACTATGCGGACTATGGCATTATCTCCAACATTGCCAGAATGCAGACTGAAATGGCTATTTCAGAGAACCAAGCATTGAATGCCATTGCAGAAGGACCGGGCAACCCGACATATGACCAGGCAGTATTCCTCTATCGCCAACAACAGGCGCAGAGAATGCAGGGAGGCGCATTGGCTACAGAGATTGGACAAAGCCTCGCAGGAAACAAAGACACATCCCTCGGACAGATCCTCAGCGCAGGTGTCGCCTCTGTATTTGGTGCGAAGACATTCTCGGACGGAGAAAGAATGCACCGGGAACAGCAGCAGATTTATCGGGATATGATCTCAAAGCTGGACAAAAATTCCGATGCTTACAAACAGTTCTGGAAAGATTACCCGGACTATTCTACCTATGGCTATGCTTATGAAGACTCGCCTGAGAAGCGGTATCACAAAGTATTGGTCGATAACCTGACAAATGCTTACTACGCACTGCCGCAAAAACAACAGGACATGGTAAAACGGCAATTGCCTGACAGGTTCGAACAACTGTTTGTCAATAAAGAAACGAGGGCAACAGATTTCCTGACGAACGATGAACTTATCGAATGGACGAGAGCGATGCAAGGAAACACTCCGAACATCGACACTGATGCCATCAATGCCGCAAGTCAGGAAGCCAATGATATGTTGTGGTATGCGGACTCCACGCTTGGAAAATACGAACGCTACCAGAAGGAACTTGAGAGACGGTTCCCCGGTTGGGAAGAAGTGCAGGATGGCTATTATGCTCTCGATCCGAAACTAAGAGATCAGTATTTGATTGACAATCCTATGCTGCAGGAAAAGTGGGACTATGACAATGCAGTGAAGAGAGCCAACCCTGACCTCGCCGTTTTGATCAACAACAGTTCTGCCGGGTCTCAAGTTTACTACGGTACATACGGCAATATCACCGAAGCGATCATGGGACGTATAAGCAGTTCTACGAGAGACAGACTGGACAACTACATCGAGAGAGGATGGGCATTACCGGCATGGGCAGAACAGAACCTGAGAACAGCATATGCGAGTATGCTGCCGGATATGGGAGTCACTGTCCCGTACGAAGAATGGATAAAATCCATACCGAGTAATAAATAATATTAAGCGCTATAATAATAACTAAATATGGTATAATACAGAGAAGGAGACTATAGATATATGTCAGATGAAATTATGAACGCCCAACCCGGGCAGGTTGGAGACCTTTCTGGAAACGCCGGGCAACAGCCCGCCACCGGATTTCAGCAAGCAAGCAATAATGCGTTCGCTAATCAATCGCCTGATGTCTCGTGGGAAGACCGTGAAAAGGACTTCCTCGCGAAAGCATATCAGCAAACGCAGAGGATGATCAGCCAGTCCGAGAACCGGCAGTCTTCCAAGTATCAAGGCATGATAGATCAATTCAAAGCTGATTATGGTGTTACCCTGACCGAACAACAGGCTGAGGCAATGGCACAGAATCAGGCTGCGAAATCTTTGCCTAATGTGAATATGCCAGCCCAGGCACAGGCACAGCAAGCACCTGCCGTTGATCCGATGTATCAGGGATTTTTGTACTATCACGGAATCCAGCAGGATTCCCCTGTATTCAAACAGGTCTTTGACATCCAAAACACCCTCGGTGTGAATTTGGACAAGACCGATGATGAATACTATGCGCTGACTCATCCGGCTGAAAAGTACAAAGATGCCAACGCTTTTGTGAATGCGTGGAAACAGGCGTGCCTCGACAAAATGGTACGGCTGAAGAACGCAGAGCAAAATACTGACAGTAAAAACACCAACCTTGGACAAATGCCACTTGTTGGGAGTAAAGGACAGAAAGCGAACAACTATGATCCGAAGCGAACCGCCAAGTCGTATTTTTCCGAATATCTAAAGGATAAGAAACTATGAGCGCAAACGAATTTCTTACGCTGAGTGATATTCAGCAGAACAGTGAAAGTCTGCTGAAACAGGGTATCATTCAGATTTTTCGAAAGGACAGCGTTTTTCTCGATAAGATTTCCCTGATGACTACCGGAACCATGCACGTCAAGAATATGCGTGCCGGTGCCATGAATAAAATCGGGACTCGTAAAATCGGTGAAATGCGTCCGATCGTTATGCATGAAAAACCCGATGTGGTCGAAGATGCGATGTACATCTACTCCAACCGGATTCAGATTGCCACCCAGAACGTAGACTTCCCGGACAAAGGCAATATCTATGATCCTGTTGCGTGGAACATCGAAGCAACCACAAAGTCTTTGAGCCGCCGCATCACAAGCGACTTTATCAACAACACCCCGTCTATTGACCCCGATGGTCTTGTCGGTCTGAAATGGCGCATTGATAATGCAAGTAATGTGTCTGAAATCAAGATCCCGGCTTCCGGTACTAACGGTACTCCGCTCGACCTTGACCCGAACGGCGCGAACTATGCCCAAAACATCCGCAACTTCAAACGCCTGATGGATATGGCAAAAGACGTTGTTGCTGAAACACCGGACTTCATCCTGTGCAACAACACCTTCATCAACGTCCAGTCCTCTATCTGGGCCGACAGCAACTATCTGAAGACCACTGAGGACAGTCTCCATCGTGTCTTCGAAGACTGGGATGGCGTGCAGTATCTCGACATGGGATACGAACATGATGACACCACCAAGATCATCACCGACTATGAGGATGCTTATGGCGCAGTCGGCACTCCTGGTACCGACAAATGTACGTCCATCTATCTCGTCAAGATGGGTGAAGAATTCTGGCAGCCGGTTCAGGCAGAATCCATGAACACATCCGAACTGTACAAGGATCCTGACCGCATCAGCTACCGTGTAGACTTCGACTGGGAAATCGGTCACATCATTACGCATCCGCGTTCTGTTGTCCGTATCTATGGTCTGAAGATGAACTAAGGAGGAACAATGGCATACGATGTTCACACCATGTTCTTTGACACTACAGCGGCACTGACCGCGACTGCTACATCAAGCGCGATGGACTTCCACGGTCCTGACCTTGCTGAACTTGCCTATCGGTTTGTTGTAACCGGCACAGTCTCCGGAACCGGTGCTAAGATTACTCCGACACTGGAAACATCCGATGACGGCACTACCTTCACAACTGAATACACCTTCCCGGATATTAGCGGTGCTGGCGAAACGATTGTGAAGTACCGCGCGAAGAAACGCTATCGCCGTATGAAGGCGACAGTTGCTGGCACAAGTCCTTCCTTCGGACATTTTGAAGCAGGGATTGATTCAGGCGCACGCGGAAAGATTCGATAACAGAGAATTATCTGAAACTTGGGGATGGGAGAAATCTCATCCCCTTTTTTGAAGGAGAGATATGGAACCTCTTATTCCTGTAACAGGATATGCGATGTCCTACGAAGAACTGTGCAACAAAGTTGCTGAACCAGGCGAATACTATAACGTTATTGACGGTTCGCCTTTTATGACATACCACAAACTGAACGAAACAGAACTCGGACCAACAAACGAAACCACTGATGTTTTAGGATGGTTTCAGGTGAAAGCGGAACTGGAAAGCAACATCAATCCGAACGAAGGGGATGTATATATTGTCGGGATCTCCGCTCCTTATACCAGACTGAAAGCACAGTATGTCAATTATGTTTTGACGTGGGTAGAAGACGGTCAGGAAGAAAAGAAGATCGTTAAGAGATATAAAAATCAGGCGATGCTGACCAGGTCGAGAGTGCAGCCGGAAGAAGGAATCTTTTATTCAGTTGGTAACACTGCGCCATTCGAAGTATACGGGGTGGTCTCATCGTGGGAACCTGTAGGCGTTTATATTTCCGCAGTTAAAGCCAATGTCGAATATTTCCACAATGACGGAGTCAAGCATAATGCCGGGGAAATCGCATATGTCAACGGACTGTACTATCTCTTTACAGGTGCTGAAAGAGATGGTTACGAAGGATGGAAAAGAATTGATATTCCGGAACCGATGAAGAATATTTACGAACACGTATATAAAGAAAAGGACAAAAGATATAAGATTCGTGAAAGTGTAAAAATCGGAATGCTGGAATTGTACTCACCAAAGGAGTAAACTATGGCAACGCTGTTCGATGTGACATTGGATTTAGCCCGACAATCAAGAGGAGTGCAGCGGCATAAGGTAACGTCCGTCACGAATAAAACCATCAGATGTTCAAGAATGAGCAATCGGTTAGGCGAGTATTTGAACGGTTCTATGTGGGTGATGACAGGAGAAAGCGCAGGACACTTCTCAAAAATCAGAGCGGCAAAGGATGACTATATTATTCCGGAAGATGAAAGCATCACTGTTGCGCCATATGATGTCATAATGATTTGTCCGTGGATCGACTTTGATCTTGATGATCTGATTGAAGCTATCAACTCTGTGCTTTACAGATATCCTATTTTTGCCTGGGACGATTCTCTATCCTGGAATCCGGAATCGCTAACGTACGATTTACCGAAAGGCGTGTCGGATATCCGACAGGTGAAAGTAGCGAGTAACTCTGATTCAGGCACATATGTTACATCACACAGTTGGTTGGAAGAAAATAACCAACTGCGGTTTTTGCGTTCTCAAGGCTTATACGCTGATGAAGGTAATATCCAAATCGGTTATCGGAAGATGCATGGCGAAGTCTATGAAGCCACAGATGAAATAGATCCTTCGGTAGACCTGAATTATCTCAGGAACATGGCATTCCTCTATCTGTGGAGAAACGTCATCATCATTCAGCACAAAGACAATCCTGTCGCTGCCGATATGTTCAACGAGGCGAAAGTCTACGAGTCAGAATACACAAAGTTCAATCAGCCTGAGAGAAATATTCCGATGCGGTCTTTCCACACGAGGTGGTAAATGCAGAACAGAGTAAACGTAAACTACAATGAGAAACAATCCGTCAGTGATATTTTTACACTGACGAACGTTGTTACAAAGGAAAGTGTCGCTCTGATTCCATCCGACAGTGCAGGCAACTTCTCGTGGACTGGCATCACAAAGGCACCTATCGTACGCAATGCAATGCAGACATCCAACACTTCCGGAGAATGGTCTGACCTGGAATATCCGTACATGGCCATACCTCAGGAAGACTGGACAGGTGGCAGGGCAAATCTCCGCTTCACAACTGACAAGAGCCGTTTCTACGATTCCAGAAGAGGACAGACCGCATACAATGCTTGTATCTATAATGCTCCATTGGATCATTATTCGGAGTTCTATGAAGAGCCAAAAGCCATCACGAACTGTCCTGCATCACTTGTGTGGAAAAAGATTGCCGGTGGCAACAGGTATTTGATCCGAAAAATCAGCAACAACAGAAACAGAACTATCGGGAAAGTCTACATTCACCTGAGAAGGAGAGGAACACCGAAGTCAGGACTCCATGTTCAGCTTCTGGATCGTTTGAAAAGCAGTGCTAATATTATAGCAGAACATACGTTCAATTTAGAAGAGATCACTGATATCACAGCGGAATTTCGAAAGTTTACCTTTGAGGATACGATCATCTCAGGCGATGTTTATTTGAAGATTTATTCGGAATATTCAGATACGTCAAACTACTGGGAAGTAGGTTGCACAAATGTTCTAAGCACAACACAGCAAAGTCCGACCGGCACCGATGGATCTTGGAACCTTGCTCAGTTTGATTTGCTGTTCCGGTTGGATGCCCCTGATGTAAACGACATCCGATACAAGTTCTTCATGTATGAGCAGCTGATGTTCATGGTACAGCAGAAACCGAACGGACAGCCAAGGCTGTTTATGAACGGGCTTATCGCACAGATGAACAGTGCTACTGCGACAACCGTAACGAAAGACTCAGCAGGATGGGACGAAGACCAATACAAAGGTGCAAGGATCGGGTTGGTATATAAACACGGGATCGAAGGACAGAATTCCGTTTGGAAAACCATTGTAGAAAATGACACTGACACTATTACGGTCGACTCGCCTTGGGATGTAGTTCCTGAGGGAGGAACAGAATTCATCATTGTGGATACTCCGTACTGGACTGAGATAACAAACCACCAGTTCACGTCCGCGATTACAGACATCCATGTTGTTCGAGGCGTTGTTTATTTTTGCCAGGGTGACTACACACCTATTCATAAAATGAGGTGGCACAATGGTCAATTCGAATGGCAGAGTCCTACAAATACAAAAGCATCCTTTATCCATTCCGTACGTGATAGGAACGGCATGATGCTTTACGTTGGCCGTAACGATGATGACAGACACTTGAGGAGTGTGGAACGGTCAAGACTACTCGATTGGGAAGAGCCGAGGGAAATAGGCGTATTCGATGCTACCGAGAGTTACAAAAAAGGCGACTATACCATGTACGAAAACATCCTGTATCAATTCATTGAAGACCATGATGCAGGTGCATGGAAGTCGACCGATGTCGCCGATATGTCAATCGAGCCGGGAGAAGGCGAATATTTTCCGGAAGATGATCCGGAAGGGAAAATCGTAGCGATTATCAAAACCGCAGTGACACCGGATCGAGGAACTATCTATACTGAAAGTGTAGACTTCGAATACGGAGACTTCGATGCAAGGCAATACGTTGTCGATGTTACGTCTTTTTCTTCCGATAAAAACACCGGGACGGCTGTTATCACGGTGCAGGAAAGTGAAGATAACTACGCTTTCAATGATATACAGTCAGTAACGGTTAGATCATCAGGACGGTATTATATTGTGTGCCACTGTCAGCGCAGATACCGCAGACTGAAAATTGTAGCATCGGGAACAAACTGCTCTATCAACAACATTTCTGTAAAGATGAGCGGTGTACCTCACTTTGAAGACAGAGTCACCCTGTTGGATAACTACGGTAAAATAACACGTTTGTTTGAATACGGATCTGAGCAGGAAAAATCTCTGTGGGTATTTCAAGAGGGCATGGTATCGAGCATCAATAAAACAGAAAACACGGTCGATACCTACAACCTCGACAGGATCAACCTTGATGAACTTGCTGTAACTGCTGATGAATGGAACGGTTCAGCGGTAGGAACCTCTGATGTATATCTGCTGTGGGCATGGCAGAACGGTCTGCAAAGATTCTACAACACGCAGCTTGAAGGAAAAGGTCCTGACCATGATGAAGGAATGCCGAAGGATATGCAAGGCCGTATCACTTCGGTATTATCGTATCCTGGGAGTTTCTTTGTAAGTATTGACGGCGAGGATGGCTACTCATCCATCATGCTTTACAACGGCTCCGGTTGGCACAACATTTACCGTGCGCCGAATAAAAATGAGAGAATATTTGACATCGCATTCCAACCGATTTATGGTAACAGACCTGACAGGCTCTGGGCGCAGGTAGGCGAGAATGTCATTTGGCTGTCTATGCCGAGCAAGATACTGTATGCGCTGAAAGACCCGAATGCAGAATACACACATGAAGGGATAGTAGTGTCAGCATGGATCACGGGTGGCATGGCAGAAGTCGATAAACTCTGGCAGTCGCTTTCCATCATGGCAGACTATCTTGACGGTAAGACTTGCTGGGTGGAAGCAGACTATCAGCTTGACGATGAGGAAACCTGGCACCCGATCAAAAACCTGTACACGCATTCCCCACAGCAGGAAGAAAACTTTGCCGGAGAGGATGAATCCGTCAATGGCAAGAAACTTAGATATCGTTTGAGACTGCAAACCACTGACATTCACAAGACACCGAAGGTAAATGTTGTACTCGTGAAAGCATTGGGACGTGTGGATATCAAATACTCCTACGGCTTCCACTTCCGGAACATCAAATACAAAGCTGACCTGACCGGAGAATACGAAGAAATCGAACCGTACGAACTGGATGAACTGCTCAGCAAATGGGCAAACGAATTGGCAACGCTTCGGCTCAATTCGGCATATAGACTGTTCGATGACAAGCGGGTATTTCTGGACGGTCTGACCACCAATGTCGTTTACGAAAAAGGCGAAGGATATCTGAGCCAGATAACACTGACGGAGATCTGATGGCACCAAGAAAGATATTCAAGATACAAAGCCGGTCAGGGTTAGGGCTGAAGCTGAATGCGGTGACATCGCCGATCGTTCAGCTAAGACCGAACCACGAGCCATTTCCTGAAGTAAAACCTATTCAGGGAATGATCCCGGACTCGAAAGAAGAGTACTGGGTGGCACTGGCTTTGTATCGGCTCCACCTTGACTTCGAATATCAATATCAACTATTCGGTGGACGAAAATACAAAGGTGGTCAGGTCATTGACTTTTGGGTTTTCACTGTCCCGCTGCCGACACCGATTTTTGTACAAGGTTGGTATTTCCATTATGCCACAGCGCAAAAGGCGGCAGAGTCGAAACTGAACCTGATGTACCTCGAAGCAAGGCTCAGAGGCAAAGCCATGAAACCGGTAGAACTGTTGGATATAGAAATGCCGACACCGGAAGATGCTTATATACTAACGAAAAGGAAGTTGCACAGATGATTTGGTTACTACTTGTACTCGTTATGATAATGATAATTACCTATCCCGGAATGTATAGTTAAGCATATAACAATTAACTATATATAGTTTCAATTGAGAGGAGTATGATATAATTATGTATATAAATAATTTGAAAAAAACGTCTCGCGGAACCTATTCACTCAATCTTTATCTTAGAGATGAAGAAGTAAAGATGCTCAAAAGACTGCAAGATGTTTTTGATAAGAATGAGTTTGACACCATCAAATACTGTGTAGCACTCGTTGACTGGTGGAGCCGTGGAGAGATAGAGCATGAGGAATTGGGATAAAGTCAATCCGAATCCAAAAGGTAAGAGCGTAGGCGACTGCGTTGTTCGTGCAATATGCCTTGCAGAAGGCGTGGAGTGGGAACGCATCTATCTCGACCTGTGTCTGCAAGGATACATGATGAATGATATGCCGAGCAGCAACGATGTCTGGGGAACTTACCTTGGCAACAAAGGATGGGCCTACCACCGATTACAGGATAGCTGTCCGTTCTGTTACACAATCAATGACTTTTGTAAAGAGCATCCGGAAGGAACATTTATCGTAGCGACAGGATCGCACACGGTATGCGTGAAGGACGGTCGCTATCTGGACACATGGGACAGCGGTGAGAAAGTGCCGTTGTTCTATTTTGAGAAGGAGAAGGAGCAGTAATGAACTGGAATACAGGTTACACGCCGTGGTATCAGCAACCACAACAGCAACAACCACAACAGCCGAATGAAAGCGTTGTGTACATTCAGGGTGGAGAACAGGCGGCTAATAACTATCTTGTTGCTCCGAACCAGACTGTATATCTGGTTGATAACGAGGCTGGAAAGATTTTTATTAAAGCCACAAATATTTCAGGTATGCTCATGCCACTTCGGAGATTTGAAGAAGTCAAACCGGAACCGCCTCAGTCACAGAATTTTGTGACACGGGATGAGTTTGAGAAACGTTTACAGGAGGTGCTAAATGCAAAACCTTCCGCAGAACAATAACTTATTCATGAAAATGTACCAAAATATGTTCGATGGGAACGGCCTCAAACAGGAAGCAATTGACGCAATTAATTCCTACTCTCGGCAGATTCCGGGAAATCCGCAGCAGATGGTTCAGCAACTTATGAACAGCGGACAAATGTCGCAAGGAATGTATAACTTTCTGAACGGTTTAGCTCAAAATATAATAAGGTTTCTTCCGAGGTAAGTATGCAATCGGCAAAATATAATATTCTCATCGAAACCGGCACTGACTTCGCGATGCCTTTTACGGTGTACGATGATAACGACCAGCCGATGGATTTGACAGATGCACGAATCGAAGCGCACCTGCGTGAATTTGAAGCATCCCCTGACTACTTTGAATTTTCGTGTATAAGCAATGGTGCTGGCGGGCGTATTACAATTACACTTCCTCATGAGACTACATCTCAGATACCGTTCTCTTACGGTGTTTATGACGCAAAAATAGAATTTCCGAATGGCTCAATTGCATATCCTCTGTACGGTGATGTAGCAGTACGAAACGGAATCACAAAGTCGAATGATGGAACGATTCTCTTTTTGGTCGGTATTAATTCTTTCGATGATTTACCGGAAGTCGGCTCTGTCAATCGGATGTACTATGACTACACAAACCGAATCATTTACCGTTGGAATGGACAGAACTATGTATCCGCATTTTATGGTGGTATCGCTGACATACACTTCAAAGAACATGTAGACGAATATACAGATTGTTACACGATTGTATATGACAATGGAAAAGAATTTGATTTCTACGTCACAGCAAAAGGCGTTTATTCTGTGGAGAAAATATCTTCTGAGGGAACAATTTTTTCAGGGATAGTTGATACATACAGAATGACATTTAACACTGGATCCTATGTTGACTTTCAGGTAACCAACGGGCGCACAGATGTTGAAGTCGGCATCGAAATAAAGTATGAAGAACCAGAAACTTTGGTTTTTAACTACACCGACAACGAAGGAAAATACGCACCTCAAGATGGGAAAGCATACGTTCAGTATAACGGAGCGTGGGTTCCGCTTGATGATTTCATCCGTACCGCGAACGTTTCAAATGACAGTTTGTCTCTACCCGAGACATATGTATCTTTAGATGGAGATTAGCCATGCCAGTAATCAAACAAATCAAAATTGGAAGTGTCACAGGTGACATTCGTGATGATACAAAAGCACCGCTTGACAGCCCGGCGTTTACCGGGACTCCGACAGCACCGACACCGGCATCCGATGACGATTCCACCAGGATAGCAACCACCGCATTTGTACAAGCATTGATGCGTGTCGCTGAAGCGATGGCGTTCAAAGGAACGATCGGTGCTTCCGGGGCTACGGTGACGGGATTACCTGCAAACCATAAACATGGATGGACTTATATAGTAGCGACTGCCGGGACTTATGCCGGGCAAACCTGTGAAGTAGGTGACATGATTATTTGTGTCACCGATGGTTCAACTGCGAGGGATAGCGACTGGACGGTTATCCAATCAAACTTAGACGGTGTAGTTATAGGGCCAGCAAGCTCTACTGATGCTCATGTAGTAACATTTAATGGCGCGTCTGGCAAACAAATTAAAGACTCTGGCTTTACTATTGGAGCAAGCGTTCCCGCCGGAGCAAAATTCACTGACACGAAATACACTCCAAGTACAACATCGGTTGGCTCTGCATCTGCCGGAACTGCAATCAAAGCTGATGATATTACTGCTTGGGATGCAGGATCAACTCCTACTCTCGGCGACCCAATCACCGCAACGAAAATTACAGGGTGGAATGCTGGCAGTGCACCGACATTAGGCGCGGCGATTTCTGCTGATGACATTACCGGATGGGATGCTGGCAGCATGCCGACATTTTCAGTTGCGAATGAAACGCTGATAATTACTCCCGGTTCCGCACCAAGCCTCCAGTACACGCCAAAGTCCATCCCAAATGTGACGAGTGTTGGTGCAGTTCCGTCTTTAACTAAGAGCGATGTCAGCGTGCCGAACGTCACAGATGTGGGCGAAGTACCAGCTTTATCTTACTCCGAGAAGACGATACCGAATATCTCCGTCACACAAAAGACTGTAGTCACCGGAATCACTGAGTCATAGGATAGGGGGTTAGATGGCTGATTTTTCTAAAGTAACAGTAAACGGGACGACCTACAACGTCAAGGATGCCACAGCCAGAACAGCGGCCAGTGCGGCACAAACTACTGCCAACAGCAAACTTAGTGACGCACCGTCTGACGGAAAGCAGTATGGACGGAAGGATGGAGCATGGGTTGAGGCTGCAAGTGGCGGCGGTATTCTGTATTTTTATCAGCAGCCGGTGAGTGCCGCGACTACAGCAGAGATCATGCGGATCACGAATGCCGCTATCACAACGGACACGATTGTATTGGAGTGCACGTATGCTGATCCGGAGTATGTATTCGGAAAGGTGGATTGGAATAGTTATGCTGGGTATATTTCATTTACTGGTACATGTACTGCGGCAACGACCGCTAATGTGACTTTAGGTCAAAAAGGTAATTAAACAAAGGAGTGAATATGTTTTATTTACATCAAATTAAACGGACAGGGGATACTGTCGACAAAGGTATCGTTGTCAAGGAAACGCTTGACGCAGCTAAGCAGGGGTATCATGCTTACCTCGGTGCGTATGCTTATGACGATAAGAAGGATATTGATTTCGTGAATGCGATGATTACAGATGAATACGGACGGGTTCTGATGAACGAAGCATGGTCAAAACCCATTCCTCAACCTGAACCCGAACCTGAACCCGAACCTGAACCGGAAGCATAAGGAATGCATAAGTTCTACTTAACACACACACACACCAAACAAAATTTCGAAAGGAGGAGCGCACTGGACTGAGTTCCGCTCTTCCGACCCTCTCTGCGAAGGGAGGTTTGAGGCGTAAGTCTCTCCTCACGGGGAGGACTGACTGATGGCAAGTGGAGTGGTAACTCATCCAATGCCAACGAACATGGCAACAGGAAATATTAGTAATGAAAAACAGTTATATAGTTTGGAAGAAATAATTTGCGGAACATGGATAGATGGCAGTCCGATTTATAGGAAGACTCTGATACTGCCGAATGGAAATTACTCTAAAAATTGGGGATATGATTTGCATCCAGCTAATGGGGGAACAGTACCATCATTTAGTAGAATCATAAATGCCATATTTACAATATCTGATGATGGTAATGATAATTATCCACATAGTAATGCGTTTATTATGCCTCGTTTAGATCATGACACTAATGTAATTGTACTGTTTTTTACGTCGGGTCCTGATACTTTGAAATTGAAAAATAGTAATAACTATGTCACGATTGAATATCTAAAATAAAGGATCAGTAGTCAAATACTACTATGACCGGCACTTATGGACTGCAGCCAGAGTTCGGCGTGCGGTGACCTGCAAGTGGATCACTCAGGAAGAATGTGACGAAATCCTTGGTATATGAATATAAAAACAGGAAGAGAATTGACTTCCTGTTTTTATTTAACAGCTTAATTATTATACATATATATAGTATCGGTAGTATAATTATATTGTCACGGACATATATATGCCTATGGTGACAGTACTGCGAAAGCAGACCCGAAACGTTTTTCCAAAATCATTAATTCAATTTTATATTTTTATATAGGAGTAAATTATGACTTCCGAGAACTCTTTAAGTGCGGCTGATATTGCTGCCGTAACTGGTAACCGTGGTGGCATGGGCGGCTTTGGATATGGAGACGGCTCTATTATCTGGGTCATTATCCTGTTACTGTTTACCATGTTCAACGGTGGCTGGGGCAACAACAACGGTGGCATGAATGGTATGGGGATGTATCCGTGGCTGAATAACAGCAACCAGATCAATGACGGTTTCCAGAACCAGATGCTCTTTGATAATGTTTCCTCCATCCGTGATGGCGTTTACAACATCGGGCCTCAGCTTTGTAATGGCTTCGCCGGTGTGACGGCTGCTGTGAACAATGGTTTCGCGCAGGCAGAAATCTCCGCAAATGCTCGTCAGATGGCTGACATGAATCAGATGTTCGGCTTCCAGTCCGCAGTGCAGAACGGCTTCTGTGATAACCGTGCCGGAATCGCTGACCTGAAATATACTGTTGCACAGGAAAATTGTCTCGACCGTAATCAAGCAATGCTAAATACCCGCGACATTATCGAAGCTATCCGCACCGGTAATCAGCAGATCATGGATAATCAGAACGCTTACCGGCTTGAGCAGAAGAACGACCGCATCGCAGAGCTCGAACGCCAGCTTGCAGAAGCCAGACTTAACGCTTCCCAGATCGCGCAGGATCAGCGGATTACTGACTCCGTGTACAATAGATTTAAGGACTGTCCTGTGGACGCTCGTCCGGTATATGGGAACACGCCGATATTCACCTGCAACCAGAACCAGAGTTGCGTTTGCGGAAACGGATTCTACAACTAACGGAGGTCTGCCATGGCAGTTTATGTAACTACAGCTGATGCGATTGTACCGCTCAACGGCATAATCCCTTTCAACAAAGTTTCTATCCCGTGTAACCAGGGGAATGTTATTCCTCTTGCGGAAGGGATTCTTAATCTGCGTGGGAAGACCTGTAATCGATTTGCTCGGTACAATGTGAGATTGCAGGCTAATGTACAGATTCCGACTGGCGGAGAGGTAACTCCAATTGCTTTGGGTATCGCCATTGATGGCGCAGTCATTCCTGAGAGCGTAGCAATCGTTACTCCCGCGGCTGTTGGCCAGTATTGGCACGTCAACACGGAATTTCCGATCACCGTTCCTGCCGGATGCTGTGTGAATATCACTGGTGTTTATACTGACGGAACTGTAGATGATACCGCAGTAGTACCTACTCCTGATATTAATGTCAGACGGGATGCGTCAATCACATTCGAGCGGATCGCATGAGGTGAAACATGGAATACTTTTATGATGTAAAGAAAATGCTCTGCAAGGAAGTAAAATCCATCGCAGAGGAAGGTAAGCTGACGGCCGGTAATCTTGATGTCCTTGATAAGACACTACACTCCATCAAGAGCCTTTTGTATATTATAGAAAAAGAAGAAGGCGGTTATTCACAGGAGGGAAACAGCAACGGTTATTCCGGTCGCCGTGACAGCATGGGACGTTTTGCCGACAATGGTAATTCATACAACGAAGGTGGTAATAGCAATAACTCCGGTCGGAGATATTCCCGTGACGAAGGTAAGTCTCAGATGATTAGTCATCTTGAAAGCCTAATGGGGCAGGCTCAGTCTCAGCAAGAGCGTGAGGTAATGCAGCAGGCTTTAGACCGACTAAGGAATATGTGAGATGCCCGTCACAGTGAACCCTCAGGTGTTTCGTATCGCTCCAGATGAAGAGAATGTCACCGGTTCGATTCCAATGAGCATCGGCCTAATGAAGGGAGACATCCTCGTTTATCAGGGCGAAGGCTACGTCAAGCGACTGCCTGTTGGCATGGATGGACAGGTGCTAACCGCCGACAGTTCAACTGAGCTTGGCGTGAAATGGGCATAATATAACAGAGAGAGGACTGTGCGCACAGTCCTCTTTTACTTTACAGATATGCCCTATTCCTGTTGACCTTCACTCCCGTTTGCCCGTACTTCTTGTCCATCGGAGAGTAGACTCGCAATGCTTCTGCGCTCTCCCTGTCATCAATAGCAAGATACCGCTTTGTGACTTCCACACCCTTATGGTCTAACGCCCTGCTGACAACGTAGATGTCATGCGTCTGGTTATAGAGCGTCAGCGCATAGTATCGCCTGAAGTCGTGATACTGATGTTCAGGAATACCGGCAAGTTTGCATAGTCTCCGCAGAACTTCACGCAGTCCAGGTTCAAAACACTGTGACCCATCCAATGAAATCCAGAATGGGTCTTCCGGTTTCACGTCAGTAAGACACATCAGGTATTTCTTGATAGCCTTACAGGTAGCTTGACCGAATGTCTTGATGTGGAACTGTTGATCCTTTTCATGAACTATCAGTTCACAACGATTGAGGTTTACGTCTCCCCATTTCAGGTTGACAATGGAAGACCGTCTCAGTCCTGTGTCACAGAGAAGCATAACGAGACACCTGTCACGTTCTGGAAAATTCGTCTGCTTTACAACGTCCAGGAGTTTGTCGACTTCCTCTTGGGTGATACCTTGCTTCGGTGGCGATGCGGGTTTCTTCACCTTCACATTTGAGATCGGGTTTCGTGTCGGCGGTTCGTACTCACGCCAGACCCAATTAATAAATGCCTTCAAATGACGGTACAAATGGTTCGTACCACCAACAGAATGACAGCTTGCAAAATCATCTATCAGCTTTCGGATGTCGTTTGTTGTCAGTTCATAGATGTTGATGTTGCCGATAGCCGGAAGTATCGTTCGATTTCCTATTTCTTTATAGATACCGACCGTCTCTGGCGACACTTCGTTTTTCTTGACACGCAAGAAATTAGAATATGCGTCCGAGCAACGGATAACTAATTGTTGGTTGTCATTTATCCGTTGGTTATTCTGTTTGTTCCGTATAACTTTTGCCATATTATCCTCATCTAACTTAATGATACTTTGACAAAAGTAAGCGGGTTGGTTACCTCGTAACCTTAACATCTTGGTGGAGATGTTGAGTAGCGCGAGTGGGG